CGCCTAAGGAAACGCCTAAGGAAACGCCTAAGGAAACGCCTAAGGAAACGCCTAAGGAAACGCCTAAGGAAACGCCTAAGGAAACGCCTAAGGAAACGCCTAAGGAAACGCCTAAGGAAACGCCTAAAGATGATGATAATAATGTTGTAAAAAGTTTGCCATCTATAAAAAATATTACAGAAAATTTTACTCTTCAACTTTATTCATCTTTTGATAATTTACTACAAGAAAAGTTATCTTTGACAGAACAATTAAACCAAAAAGAAGCCGAACTTGTTGAATTGCAAAAGAAATATGATGATTTTAAGCGAAAATTTGACGCTATGAAATCTCTTTTTAGTTAAGCAAATAAATGAATTTTTAAACTAACCATTAGTTTAAAAAATTGATATTTTTAATCCGAATCACTTCCAGACGACTGAGAACTACTTTCACGATAAATTTTTTTTTTGGAATCACATTTTTTGGTATCTGATTTGTTTTTTACAGTTTTAACAGATGCTTTTGTATCTTTTTGAGAAGCAATGTATTGTTTAATAAGCTGTTTTTGACTACGTTCAACCATTGTTTTTATACGAGACTTTAATTGATCACATGATTTATCAATTATCTTGTCAATTTCTTCGTTAATATCGAAATTACTCATTTTTAAAGTTAAAAAAATTCTTCTTTAGACTAATTTAAATATACGTCTATGTCTTTTACTTCAAAAATTGCGTTGTCGAAAAGTTTTTGATACGTTCGTACATTTACTATTAATAAAACATTTCTATTTAAAAGCTAATGAATATATAATAAAAATGCCAAATCTATTAACAAATCCTCAAGATTTTAAAAGAAAATGCGATGATGTAGGTGTAACGTATGATCTATTAATTGAAGCTCAAGAATGTTTAGGAAAACAAGCTTGTTCTAAGTTTTTTAAAGGAAAATCTAAAAGAGGAGGTGGAAGTACTACTTCTTCATCTATGGTAGATGATTGGGTATATACACTAAAATATGCTATCGATAATCCAAGCGAACAAGACAAAGATACTTATGTACCTAGAACGGTAGAACCACTTGATGAATGGAAAGACTTTGTTACGTTGGTTAATACTCCAATTGAAGAAGATATTTACAACTCTTGGAAAAATCTAACTCCAAAAAAGATTGGACAAGAAGTTCGTAAATATGGATTAACATTTGGAACTGCCAATTCAAACGCCATTAAAACACTACAAGAAAGATCTATGGCTATGGTAGAACGTCGTATCAAAAATTTTTGGAATAAAACTATTGAATTTAACCAAGAAACTAATCAAGAACTTGATTACAATGCTTTGAATATATTTCAACTTAGAGAAATTTCTAAAGATGTTGGATGCACTATTTACCAACAAAATAAAGATCAACTAATCTCTAACATTAAGAAGAGACAACAGGATTTAAAGTCTTATTCAAACGACGAAAAAGAAGAATATTCTAATATATCTTTGCTAACTCTAAAAATTATTGCTAGAAATAAAGGACTTACTCAATATAATAACCTTAAGAAAGAAGATCTTGTTAAAGCATTAACCGACTTTGATAAAATTGATGAAGAAAAAGATAAAATTACACTTGGAAATGTAGAAGTTATATCAAGACAGTCTGATGGATATATTAATGCTAGTCAACTCTGTAAAGCAGGTAAGAAATATTATGCGGATTGGTTTCGATTAGAAAAAACAAAAGAGTTTTTGACAGAATTATCACAAGAATTGAAAATATATATTTTAACTGATAAAAAAGACAAAGTAGACTGTAGTGGGATTTCCCATAATGAAAATACGAACGTAAGTTTGATAGAAATTAATCAACATAATGACTCAGATAAATCAACTTGGGTTCACCCACGTGTAGCTATTCATATTGCACAATGGATTTCTCCTAAATTTGCAGTTAATGTAACAGGATGGATTCATAAATTATTATCTACAGGAAGTGTCAAACTAGAAAGATCTGTAAAGAGCTTTTCTACTCTTACAGAATTTGATATTGAAGCAGAAAAACTAGAAAATGAAGTTAAAATGTGTGAGTATACAAATGAATTAATTATTTACTGTGCTTATATCGGAAATGGATTAGTCAAGATTGGTTTCACTGATTCTAATCTTGTTAAGAGAGACAAAAAACATATGTCAAGTGAGTCATTATATCCTCAGTGGAGAATGATTAAGTTTTTCAAAGTATCTGGTAAAAATATAGAAAAAATGACACACGAATTTTTGAAACATTATAAGGTTGATTTTTTCAATCAAAAAGAAGTATATAAACCAGTTAAAAATCTAACAAATTTTATTGAAGATATAGAGGATTTCTTAAAGGATAATGACTTAAAAATGGCTATTATGATCTTACAAAAAGAGAATTCAGAATTAAAACTCCAAAATATGCAATTAAAACTAGATCTTTTAAGAAATAAAACAATATAATATAATTTTTTACTTTTGTATGTAAAATAACATAAAAAAGTATAAACATTCGAGTTTTCGGTGGAACCTTTTACAAAACGGGGAAACCTAAAGCTCCTCCACTCACCCGAATAATGTTGTTATTGATAGCCGTAACAATAAATTCATATGTTTGTTTGAAATTGATTCCTTCTATTTTTTGGGATGCGTCATCTTGACCATTTGCCGATTGAGCCTGATTACTCGCTTCGGGAACAATTGACACATTTGTAAGTTTTCCGTAATTTGTAGAACCCATCGGATCAAGACTAATAAAATCAAGAGAATAAGAATACGAATGGTATCCAGTATCAATCGGTATTACCGGAGCATGATACCAAGGGTTAACAAGCGAAAAATAATCAGAACCCATTTGAGCGAGACGATTTGTATTTTCATAAATTAAAGAAGTTTGAACAATCGGATCAGCACCTGCACCAGGAGGGGTAAAATTAGCTATACCCCTCGTACCAATCCAACCAGTGTAAGCAGGTCCAAGACCAGTAGCTCCTGTGAAAGCATAAGTTGAAACAGGAGACGATGTAAGATAATTTGAATGCTCAGCTGCGTGAGTGGTGTTTCGTACGGCAAAAAACAAAACCTTGATAGCATGCGAAAAACGAATATCAAAAGATTGCTGCTTGTTAGTAGCAGGAGTAAAAGACTGGCGGGGAGCAGTTTGTACTTGCTCAATCAAAATATCACGAGGTGCGCAAGCCATACGCTTTCGTTCGTCATTAGAAACAATAGCATAATTTGCCCATACTTGAGTATTACCTAAAACAGGAGTAGTATTTAAATGGGCTGTTGGATCAATTGTAGTAGTACGTTTTTCTTTTTCAGTAGAAGACAAATTTTCATGTATTAAAAGATGAGTCCAATCACGGAAATAAAAGTTGATTCGCATCTCGTTGTAAGGAAGTGCAGCAGTTGGTAGAGCTACACCACTATCGCGACTGTAAAAGAAAGGAAGAGGCAAGTTGAGAGTCATTGCTGGTAGAACTTGACGAGGTTGAGTCAAATCGTCAAGATTACCAATCATGTTATTGTAACCGTTCCTTTTGCCTTCCGGAACCGTAAAGGCAGCCCAAAAGTCTAAATGATAATTATCAAATCGTGCTGCAATTAAATCATTAAAAGTAATAGAGCATTCACGAATAATATTGTGCATCAAGTTACGAGTCCAACGGACAGTGAATTTTTTTTGAGTTGGATCGGTATTATAGTTTTTTATTTCAACACGTGGAGTATTAAGGCGAAGCCAAGTTTGAAGCATATAATCACCTGCACGTGAAATAGCTACAGACCATTCTTGGCCAAAAGCCGGAGAACCGGCTGCTCGCGAGAGAACAACTGGAACTTGAGTAAACCAAGTAGCTTTCCTAGTTTCACGAACAAAATAAGCAGTGGCATCGTGACCACCATAGAGGTATTTTTCAATTTCATCAAAAGTGGCAAGATCAATAAACCCCGATGTTACATTTGAAGTAGAGATGGAAGACATTGTTTTATATTAGAGCAAGATAATTTTTGATTTTTTTAACAAAAAATATACTTTAAATATTAAAAACAAAAATGCAAAATGCGAGCTTAAATGAGTCAAGTGAAAGAATAAAGTCTATGACAGATCTAGATATTTTGAGTATAGATGCCAAGATACGTAAGAATTTTGAGGAAGAGACCTCAAAACTATTTGAGCACAAGGAGAAGTTACAAGAAATAGAAGAAACTTTAAAAAATGAAAATCTTCGACGAAGAATAAGAAATAGTCTTGAAAAAGCTAGAGATGATTTGAAAATATATGTAAATGATTTATCAACGCAAAAACAATTGCATTTTTATATTATGGAAACGTTATCTTTTATAGAACAATATAAAGAAATTTTAAAAATTCCTGTTAAAGTAAGTTTTATTGGTAAACTTATTAAAAATGATAAAGAAAAATCTGAAATAATAGAAGGTTATATAGAAGCAGCTTCTAAATATGTTGATATTGAATTTGAAAAAACAAAATCGCAAAAAGTAACATGTCCAAATTGTTTAAATAAAAAAGAATTTGATGTTATTGATGGAAATACTTATATATGTACAAAATGTTACGCTAGACAAACTGTAATGAAGCATAATTCTTCTTACACTGATATTGACAGAGTTAATATTTCAAGTAAATATACATACGACAGAAAGGTTCATTTTCGGGATTGTATTAATCAATATCAAGGAAAACAAAACAGTACTATTCAGCAAAAAATATATGACGATCTTGAAATTCAATTTGAACGTCATCACCTTTTAAAAGGAGGAAAAGATACATGTAAAGAAATTAAATTTAAAGATGTTACCAAAAATCATGTTCTTATTTTTCTAAAAGAACTTGGTTATTCTAAACATTACGAAAATGTGCATCTTATTCATTATAATTTTACAGGAATTAAACCCGATGATATTTCTTATTTAGAAGAACAACTTCTTGATGATTTTGATGTTCTTACTGATTTGTATGACAAAAGATTTAAACATATTAATCGTAAGAATTTTATTAACACTCAATATGTACTCTTTCAGTTATTACGTAGACATCGTCATCCTTGTAAAAAAGAAGAATTTATTATTCTTAAAACAATTGACAGAAAATTTTTTCACGATGAAATATGTAAAGATTTATTTGAAGAATTGGGATGGAATCATAGCCCTTTTTATTAATTTAAAATGAATTAAGAAATTGTTTCTAAATATTAAAAATGTCAAATATTAGATTTCGTGTACATCAACAACCGCATTATTCGGAAATATTAGAAAATGAATGGTATAATCAATCTGAAAATACATTTTTTACATTAATGAATATAATTAATGTTTTAGAACCAATTTTTGATCCAATTGAAATAGCTATACAAAATAGCGAAGATGATCTTCAATTACATAGAAATGATAATATAGAAATTAATGTTAAATCACAACTTTATCACACAACTAATAAAAAATATGATATGTGTTCTATATGTACAGATAATTATACAAAAAATGATGAAGTATCCGTATTAGAGTGTAATCATATTTATCATTCAAAATGTATAAAAGAATGGGGTAAATACAAGCCTAGTTGTCCTATATGCAATATAAAAATTTCTACTAATCTTTCATGTATTGATGAAATTGACTAAAGATAAACTAAATCTTTATTATAACTAAATGTTATCAAAGTTAAAAAAAACATGGAATGATTATGGTTTTGAAATAACTCTTGGTTTTTGTCTACTATTTATTCTATTTTTTGGTCTTTACCGAAAAATTACTGGTAAAAAAGGCACATGGTCAAGAAGAGACAATTTTAGAAACTATATTCCTATTAAGCCTACTTATCAGCCTACCCGTCAACCTCCACGTGAGAGTAAAGGCGAAACAGAATGCAGAAGAGTATTACAATTTCTATTTAAAAGACGTTTTGATAAACATCGTCCTGATTTTTTACGCAATCCTGTAACAGGTGGAGATTTTAATTTAGAACTTGATTGTTTTGATCCAGAACTTAAAATTGCAGTTGAATATAATGGTGTTCAACATTACCAGTATATACCATTTTTTCATAAAAATAAAGAAGCTTTTTTAAATCAGAAGTATAGAGATGATATGAAACGAAGAATGTGTCAAGAAAATGGTGTTCTTTTGATTGAGGTACCTCATACAATAAAATTAGAAAATATTAAAGAATTTATAGAAAATGCTTTAATCAAAAATGGAGTTACATTTTAATACTTATTTTTAATCTTACTAACCGGTTTTTAAAGGGGGGTGAAATACAGGAATTTTCTTTCTTATTTTATTATTATTGTTAAAAAAAATTATTATTCCTATTATAACTGGAACTAATAATATAATACCTATTATTGCACCTAATATTATTTTTTTTGTAGAACTATTATCAGTTTGTGTACCATCAGTATTATACTGTGAATTAGGATCATCGTTCTGACTACTGTTATCACCGGTGCCATTACCACCAGTGTCGTTACCACCTCTATTATTATTTATAGTCTGATCGCAAGATTGACGTATATTTTCTAAAGCGTCTTTTGACATAGTTGAACCTGCTAAATTAATGATATTACTGCAACATTGTAAATTTGGAGGGTTTGGTTGCTTTATTTGCTTTTTTGGAATAAATGGATTTTTAAGCTTCCAGTTATCCATTAACCTCTTAATTTGAATATCTGTGTATTTATATGAACATGCAAAATTACAAGCCCAACATGGCACACTCCATGAATCAAGAGTCCATACATCAGACGCATCTGGTAATGTTCCACAATTTGCAACATTACCAGTGTCTTGTTTTCTTACAGCTCTTTGTTGTGTTTCATAATCAGCCATATCAGAACGGTATTTTTCTTCAGCTTTCTTATTTTCTGCACTAATTTTTAAATTTTGATTGTCAATATCTGTAACTTTTGCTACATAAATCTGTGATACTTGTGTACAAGGATCTCCCATTTTTATTATTAACAATAAAAATCTTTTCTAAATTAATTTTGCACAGAAAACCTTACATTAAATAAATGAATAATATTGATGATGATATCATTCCTTATTGTGTTTGGCATTATATAGATATAAACACAAATACATTTTTAGGATATATTAGTGCTCCAAAAAAACATAAAAAAAATGGATTTGTTAGTTTTAATTGTGAATCAAAAATAAAAGAAAACTGGGTTTTAGCTGGTACTTTTTATGGAATAGCTCCTAATTTTCGTCCTATACCTGTTGGTATGAAAATTTTTTGTATTAAAAATTCTTCATCGTTTCCTTACAATACAAAAGATATGTATTTAATGCAAGATCCATATAATATGAAAGATGAATGTGTATACTTTGTGACATATAACCAACCAGTTCCAAACACAAAACCTTTGTATTTTCATTTACTTGGAGATAATGTATTTCCAAGTTTTGACGAAAATCCTCCATCTAAATCGTCTGACTGGTCACAAACTCTTATTTCCCCTGTTTTTGTTATGACAACTAAACATGACAAATTTAAATGTGTAAACGGACGTTGTATTCCATGGATTTCTGAAATACCATCTTTATATGATACTGATAAACATGATGAAATATTAGGTCTTCACAATTGTACTGTTTTTTGCAATGATCTTGTTGTTTCTAAAAACGAAGGAAAACCATTTAACATATTACAAATTGTATCAGACCAAAAAATAAAAAAAAGATCGGTAGGTTTAAAAATGATACTTTTTTGTATTATTATTTTTTGTATTATTATTTTAATTGCAAAAATAATTTTGAAAATGTTTAGAAAAGATTAAACAATATTTTAAACTAAAATGAACACATATACAATAATCAATACTCTTGATGGACAGATAAAAATTCCTGAAGATGCACTTCCTGGATTGAATGAATGGTCAGAACGAATTGGTATGCTTATTAAATATAAAAGTGAAATTACACCAACGTTTAACGTTCCTTCATCTTATTTAATCAAATTAATTTCTATATCTCGTGCTTCTGCTCAGTATTATTCTTTAACAGGAGAATTACAAGAAAAAAAACGAGAACAAATTGTTAGTATGTATAATGCTCACAATCGGGAAGAATTTACAAGATTTTATGACGAGGAAATAGAAATTACAAGTAAACTTGCAGAGTTTATAGAAACTATAGATAGTATAATCAAATGGAATATATCATCCGATATTTTATATAAGTTAATAGGTCGTATAGTAGATCCGATGGATCCAAATTTTACAATACCACAATATGTCACAATTGCATCATTATCATACTTAGAACATCTTAAAAAGACAAATCCTGACTCAGTTGATGGACTTACTTTATTACCAACACTTCTTAAGGAAACTGATCAATATACTAACGATCTTCAAATTCCAATAACATCTTGGGTTCCATTAAATATTATTATTGGAACAACTCTAATAGAGTTATCAATAATAAGAAAAGACAAAAGTATAGTATTTTATACATTAAATGATTTAGATGAACAAATAGAAGAATTACTTTCGCATAAAGACCCTAACTCAAAAGAATTTAAATTTATATATTGTCTTTCTCACAAATTAATAATGAATTGTATACATCCTTCTTTACGAGTATGGTCCTAATTTTTATATGAAAATCATATAAAAAATAGTGAATCTTCCATCAAAATTAATTTGAAAAGTAAGAACCTGCTGATATTTCCAAGTCATAGATTCCATCCGATCTTGTAAATCTTTGTTTTGCATTTCTACACCGCATGCAAGATGCAAGACAAGAAAATTCTTTTTCAACCACTTTATTTTATTTAACAAGACAGTATTTTGTTGATGCAGTTTTAAAGATGATGATGTCTTTAACCTTTTAAAAGTTTGGAGGAGCAAAAAAAAAAGATAATTCAAACTAAATTTTATATGAATTTTTAAAATTATTTAGAAAACAAAGTTCGACAAAAAGTTTTTCTCCTCCTCCGAACTTTTCATTTTTGCAAAAAATGATTTTGGTGATCAGTCGCCAGATTAAAAAGTATAAAACTTTGACGGAAAAACTTTTATTTCTTGCAAAAATGATTTTGGCGTTCGGAAGAAAAAAATGAAAAATTGAACTTTTCCAAAATGGATTTTCTTTCCACACACACACATTTCAAAAAAAGTATCAAAAGTGACTTTTATCAGAGAATTGTTACTAATTTTATACAATTTTAGATATTCTTTAGACATTTTAGTTTTAACAGTAAAAAGTCACTTTTTTATCTAAAAAAAAGTAACTCTTCATTTAAAAACAAATGAATAAAATAAAAATAAAATGGAACAATGCATTTTTTGTTCTAATATGTTTGGAAATATTCAAATGCTAAAACAACACCAGAAAAAAACCAAGTATTGTCTAAAAATACAAGAAGCTAAAGCAAAGGAAACTGAAGAAAATGAAGTCAAAAAGAAAAAAGAAGTAAACGAATTAACTTGTCATTTTTGTGGTAAACAGTTCAAAACCAAATATCTTTTAAATATTCACCAGACACAAGCTAAATATTGTCTAAAAATACAAGAATCTCAAAATTCTCAGGAAATTATATCATTGCTGATTAATTGTAAATTTTGTGATAAAAAATTTTCTGTAAGTAGTTATGCTAAACATAATTTAACATGTAAGAAAAAAATAAAATTTTTTAATGAAGAAATTGCAAAAAAAGACGAAGAAATTATTAGATTAAAAATTGAGAAAGAAAAAAATGAGAAAGATATATATAAAAATTTTGCTGAACATGCACAAGCTACTATTGAAGAGATAGCCAGAAAACCAACTTATCAGAAAAACATCACAAAAAACATTCAGAATAATTTGATGCTTTCAAATCTTACTCCTCTTGATTTATCTCAAGCTCGTGTAGACAGTATAATAGATCAAAAGTATACAAAAAATGATTTTTATGAAGGTCAAAAAGGAGCTGCTCATCTTGTACATAAATATATTGCAACAGATTCGGAAGGGAAACCTCAAATAGTTTGCACAGATACAGAACGAGGTATATTTCATCACAAATCATCTATTGGTGATCATATTGTTGATTATAAGAATGTTCATTTGATCAAGAGAGTTCATTCTCCTCTTAAAAGAAAAGCAGGGGAGTTTGCAGCAGAAGAGTCTGTAAAAAATCCAACTGCTTTAAAGGAAATTATTAATAATATGAGTTCTATTAGAGATCTAGAAATGAAACCTTGTTTGTTCAATAGAACATTAGCACAACTTACAGGAAAAAATTGTGCAAAACAAATAGATACAGAACCTTTTGCAACGGAAGACGAAGATAAATAAAGTTAAAAGGTTAAAGTAATTTAAACTGTCAAATTTTAAAACAAAGTCTTTTAATTTCTATAATAATTTCGTAACGAAAACAGGACTATCGCTTTATGGTGTAAAATCACCCCTTCTGGATTGTAATGTTCGTCTTGCTATTTGACTCATTGCGTAGGAAAGTATAATCCAAACAAATTTTCAAAATATAGCCAATAGTAATTATAGTTACGAGCAAAAATAAAATTAACTTTTTTAAAATAAAAACATTAAATGAATAATATACTAAAAAATACAACAAATATTTTAGAAAATGATAAATAGATACCTATTCTGTAAAAAACACAGAATAAAATGAATAGTATAAATAACACAATTTGTGTTATTTAATCACTATACTCCTCCCAATACGTAGGTATTTCATCGTATCCCTTTTCTTCGGTGAGAATATTATAACGATAGTCATCCTTGCATTTTGCGTCCCATTTTGTCCAATTCCATCCTTTATCTGGACGTTTATTGGTAGCAACTATATTCCTTTGTCTATACCTGACACCTTTTATAAAAAATAATCTTTGTAGTTGTTTAAAAATATCGGAAGCGCGTACCGACGATGCAGGCATTTGCATCGGCAGAACTGGTGGAGGAGCAAAAAAACTTGTATAAAAATTGTTTGATATGTCTATATAATTGCTAAGCCTCTTATATGTATCTGGACCAGTACATACTTGTCCATATTCATCATTAAACTGTTTAATTGTTTTTCTTTTAATAATAGTATACGTATTTCTATTAATTGTTAGTTCTTCGTGTTTTTCTATAGCTTTTTTAAAATTTTGTAAATATCCTAATATATCTTCTATTTGAAGATCTTCGAGATATTCATATGTTACTTGCTTACCCTTATCCGGACCCTCTTCTATTGTAAATGTGTAAAATGTTTGTACGTTAATTGTTTCTACGTTATAATTATAATTAAAAAATTTTTGAAAGTCATGGGGTATAGGTCTAAAAGATTCTATTGTTATTTTTGAATTATTTATTCTTTCAGAAAAAGAAAGTGCTAATATGAAATCAAGAAGATTTGTCATTCTTGGCATAACAGATTCTAAACCATGAGTAAGACTACCGGCTTCCTTTGTATGACTAACAAAAATTTTCCGGTCAATAAGTTCATGTTCTTTTTTGTCGTTACGAAAATAATAATAATTTCTGTCAGGAAATTCCCTGAATTGTAGGTTTTCAACAGCACTATATTTATATAATAAACCCCAAGGCCGTGTATTACTATATGGACAAACATTTCTTGTTGGGTCTGCCTCATTAAAGCATATAAAAGGAAAAATAAGATTTGCTCTTAACCTATTCGTTTGTCCATCTGAGATATAATAAGGAATATTTACAGTAGTTTCTTTTGATTCTTTTACCATTTTTAACTGATAAATAATAACCATATAGTTATATTTATCCTTTATTTGTTTTAAATAAGGGTTTGTTTCCTCTGTATCTTCAGTAATAAAATTTGATTCTATTGGTGTAAATGTAAAGTTAATTCCATTCCCGACAAATTCTATTATTGGTGCTTTTATTGCATCCATTTATTTATATAAAATATTTAATTTATGAAACAATTTTTTTGGAGTAGTACTTTTTTTTTGGTTTCGGTTGTGGCAAAAGTTCATCAAATCTCTTCAACTCTTGGACGTTTAGGATTCGGATATTTATTTGGTGGTTCCGAATTTTTTTTCAATGCTTCTGCCTCTTTTGCTTGTTTTCTTCTTTCTGCCAGTCTTTTTGCTAATTCTTTTGCCTCTTTTGCTTCTTCTTCTTTTTGTCTTTTTCTTTCTGCCAGTCTTTTTGCTAATGCTTCTGCTTCTTCTTCTTTTTGTCTTTTTCTTTCTGCCAGTCTTTTTGCTAATTCTAATGCTTCTGCTTCTTTTTGTTTTGCTTCAGCTTCTTTTGCCACTGGATCATCAATTTTCATCTGATCTTCAGCTTCTACCATAAATTTAGTAATAAACTTATCAATTTTCATCTGATCTTCAGGTTCTACCATAAATTTAGTAATAAACGTAGTAAACTCTTTGTACATTCCAGGGATTTTAGATGTAGTTTGTGGTTGGCGTTGGGTGAGATCAAAATCAATAAGAACATAACAATCAGTATATGTAATTTTTATGTTAGAATGTATAATTTTTTTTAATTCTATCAAACTCTTAATTATCGTTTTGATAGTTTCATCATTAGTTTCATCAGTGGAAAAAACATTATCATTATCAGATGTAAATTGTTCTAGTGATATTGGTCTAAATTGTGTTCCATCCGTTGGTATATCATATAATTCTTTTATATCAGAAAAACAAATAGATAATACAAGATCAAGAATACTTCCAAAATTCTTAAAAAAGTCTTGATCAAATTTGTTCACTGCGTATTGACGTACGCCATCAATTGTACGATATGTGGGAAAAAGCATGTTCGCTTTAATTATTTTATTATAAATTACATATTCTATGATTACTTCTTTGTTTTTTTCTTTATTTTTTATTTTATATACAATATAAATTAAAGAATTTCTTGTAAAAGCTTGTAGTGGAGAAAAAGTATACTCATTATTAAATTCTATCTTTGGTGCTTTTATAGCAATGTATTTTCCAGTTTCCATATTTGTTTTAACATTAACTACTTGTGGAGATGTCGTTGTCGTCATTTTGATATGTGTAAATATAAAAATTTTTAAACTTATTGTGATTAAAAATTTAGAAATTATTTTTGAATTACACAAATATGTCATATTTTAATGGACAAAGTCATGGTTCTACAAGCTGAACAATATTTCAATCAAGTAATTTATCTTTTATTTCTTTGGGCGTTGCTTACGTTTTGCAAAGCGAGGAAGATCGTTATTTGTTTTTACAAGAGAAGGTGGTAAACCTTTCTTACCCAAAGGTTTCTTTTCCTTTTCAGAATCAGATTCTGAATCAGAATCATCTTCAGTATCTGAATCAGAAGAAGTTTCTCTATCAGTTAAATCTTCTTGATCCAAATCTTCATCGCTAATATAGTCTTCAATTTGTCCATATCCAAGTAAATCAAAAACTTTACACATCATTCTCTCATTACCACGTTCAGTATCTTTTGTGTCTTTCTTTTTAAAATTAAAATTAATCGTTTTTAACTTTCCATCAAATTTTCTATGAAAAGCATAAGAATTCATTTCCAATTTTGTCATTTCTTTAGCTGTTGAAGCACTTACAAAATGATCTAAATCAAGATCAAAAGTGCTAAGATCATCAACAATATACCAATCAATTTTTTCAAGTTGTTCTTGAAGATGTTTTAAAGCTTCCTCATTTCCTTCGTGACGAATAAAATAATACCAACTTTCAAATTCCTTTCCATTTGTTTCCATAAGAGCAACGTAATTTCCAGTCATAATATGACTAGGTTCAGGTGTTGAATTTTTTTCTGCATCTTTTGTTTCTGATGTCATTTTCTAGAGTGAAAAGGTCTTTTTAAGTTGATTTTAAAAACCAACTTATTTTTCAAACTTCATTTTCAACTTCGTCTCCACCTTCGTCCTCCGCTTCGTCTCCAACTTCATTTTCAACTTCATTTTCATTTTCAACTTCATTTTCAACTTCGTCACCAATTTCATCCTCAATGTTTAACATTGTGTTAGAATTGATATCTGTGTTTATTTGATAAGGATTATTAAGACCGGATTCAATAGCCCGGACAAAATTAATATCAATAGGCATTAACTTAACACGACCTGCGTGAATCGCAGCAAAATTAGCATTGCGAAGCAAAGAAGTAATTTGTTGTTCTATAAAGTATTGCAAAACAATAAATACATCTTTGCTAATTTTCATAGGTGTTCCATTATGATTTGTAACTACATGACGAACAAATTTTTCAAAAGGAAATTTGGCAAAAGTAATACAATTACTCATTTTCTGAAAACGTCTAATTTCTCGAAGAGAAACAGTTCCAGGACGGAAACGATGCTTTTTCTTGTCTCCTTCCAAATTATCATCCATTTTCTTAACACGCTTTTTTGCTCGTGTTTTCTTGGGGAGCAAAGATTGATGAATAAATGGTAAAACACCTCCTCCCAAAAACGAAATGTTATTTTTTACAAAAAATGTATTCAATTCCTCATTTTTTCTAACACCCATCTCCAAATCTCTAATATTAATTCTAATTCGTTTATTATCTTTAGCGGAAATAGAAGCATTTTTCAATATTTCAGAAGTTAGATATTCAAGAGCACCTGCTAGATAAACAGGAGCTTGACTAGTAACCATAACTTTAGAATAACCAAAATTCCTTAAGAATTTTTCAGCAATAGCTGGTGAAAATAAAATACCTGCCTTTTCTTGTCTGCTAGTTCCTTTAATATTATCTTTTCCAAAACTTGCTACTGCATTTTGACCCTCAATTATTGCATTAGCAGCCATTTGACTGGGTAAAACAATAAGAAGAGCATTTTTAATTTCCTTATCTGACATAGTCTTCTTTTTTGCCATTTCAGTTAAAGTAATAACGGTTGAAGCAATCAATTTAGAAATTAGACAAAGTGCACTGTTAAGTTGTTGTTTTGAATTAGAAGTAATACCATTAGAATCTGAAACTTGTTTTAAAACTTTAGAAATGTACGTTTCAAAAAATCGTGTCTTCTTCTTTTTAGCAATAGCTTTTTGCGTTGTATCCATTTATTTTATTTCTGTTTCATCTCCCTTTTAAGTCACGAATTCGTTTTTAAACGTTTATTTTAAGACTTAAAGGATAACTATTTCAAATACAAAAATGGATCATATAACCAAACCATCTATTACACGTCTAGCTCGTCGTGCGGGTGTTAAGAGTCTTTCAGATGATTGCTATAATACTATTCGTGGAATTGTCGGAGAATATTTATCTGATATTATTGTAGCCTCTCTTGTTGTAAATTCAGAACATAATACAAAAACTTTGATGCCTGAAGATATTTACGAGGCTCTCCGTCTTCGTGGTTATAATGTAAGTCAATCTCATGATCTAGGAACTACAACTTGTGCCAAATAAATTTATATTTAAAAAATATAAATTTTTTCAAGCAGGAACTGAATCGCAAATTTTGATAGAAGACCACTCATTTTTATTTAAATGATAACCGTAATTTGAAATACCAGATGGATAACATATCATATAATTTTTAGTACCCATTTTTAATGAAAAAGATGGTTCAATAAAAGATTTGCTTATAGTATCAAATTCTCTATATACAAAAGATATTGGACCAACTTGAGTTATATCTCCAATAAACTCATCTATTTTAAAGAACACATCACGATTAGATCGTTCTTCTTTAACACTGATAAAATCACCAACAGACAAATCAATCATGTCTCCGTTTGGTTTACGAATTTGAACAGAAGTTGGAGAATCTTTCCATTGAATGTAAGGCTGTCTTGTAGTCATGTTCTTTCTATTATTTTAGAAATTGTTTTTAAAAATCAATTTTGTTTTTTCTCTAATATTAATATTTAATTTTTATTAAGGAGTAAGATAATAGGTGTTTAATTTATAATTTAAAAAGAAATAGAAAGAACTATAATAGAATTATGTCTAATTTCGCAACAGCAATGAATTATTCAGCAAGAACATGGAATGGAGCAGTATCTTTATCGTCTCCAGATATTACGGGTGAAACAAATGGACGAATTAGCTTATTTTTTAAAGCAGTTCGTGGTCTGGAAGATACTCGCCTTTACGAATATTTGAGTAAATCAGCTTTGGAAAATATTACAGATACTTTTTTACTTGCATTTCACATACGTGATTGTAGAGGTGGTAAAGGAGAGCGTGATCTAGGTCGTAAATGTTTAATATGGCTTTTTTTGAATTATCCAAATGAATTTAGTTCTGTTGCTCCTTTGATTTCTGAATATGGTCGTTGGGATGATTTAATAGAATTATGGCCAGGTGTATTAGATCTGACAGATATTGATTATGTTAGGGAAAAGTATCTTTTTTCAAATATATCATTTTTAGATAATTTGCGTAAACTACAATTATCATTTGTAAGTATAGTTGCTGATCAAATTGTTAAAGATTTTGAAGAAATGCATATTGGAAACCCAATAAGTATTTGCGCAAAGTGGGCACCTACTGAAAGAGATTCTTATGATCGTAAATATAAAGTAGTTGAAACATTAACAAACGCAATGGGTATTACACCAAAAACATACCGAAAAACGTACATTTCTCCATTGAGGCAATATCTTAAAATTGTTGAAAGGTATATGTGTGAAAAAAGATGGGATCAAATTGATTATAGTAAAGTACCTTCTTGTGCAATGAAGCGTTTGAAAAAAGCTTTTGCTAAGAATGCACCTGATGAGTTTGCAGATTGGAAAAAGAAACTCTCGGTAGGAGAAGTCAAAGTCAACGCAAAACAACTATTTCCACATGAATTGATTTACGAAATTCGCAAAAAGCATTGTTCAGATGAAGTGTGTGAAGCCCAATGGAAAGTTCTTGAAGAAGAAGCTAAAAAACTAGGAAGTCTTGAAGATGTTATGATTGTCTGTGATGTAAGTGGTAGTATGCAAAGTTGGAGTGGAAGTAATCAAAAAACAAACTTGTCATTTTGTCCAATGGACATTGCAATTGGTTTATCTCTTTTAGTTGCTAATACAGTAAAAGGTGTATTTCATAATCATATTTTGACTTTTCACGAAAAACCAACTTTTCATTTGGTTTGTGACGGTAGTACTCTTTACGATCGTTATAAAAGACTTGAGAGTGCAGATTGGGGTGGATCAACAAATTTGCAAGCAACTTTTGATCTAATTCTTAATAAAGCTATTGCTCACAAATTATCAGAAAATGATATGCCTAAAAGATTATTTATTATTTCGGATATGGGGTTTGATTCTATTGACCGAGGTTCAAACATGACAAATTTTGAAATGATTAAGAAAAAATATTCGGACTCTGGATATACAATGCCAAGTATTGTTTTTTGGAATGTTTGTGGTTCTAGCACTGATTTTCCAGTTTCTGTTAGAGACAACGGTACTGCGCTTATTTCTGGATTTTCAGTTGATATAATTGCATCTTTTATTGATGGAAAAGAATTTTCACCATATTCAATTCTTCGTTCTACATTAGATTCGGAAAGATTAGCGCCAATTAGATCTGTATTACGTTAAATTAAACTAAAGGATTTTTATAATTATAATTATAAAAATTAATCTAATTATAAATTCATACTGAATTCAACCGATACAACTTTAATAATATTTATATCAGTATGCATATGTAAACTTAAAACACCGTATGCTTTTCTTAAATTTTGAAAAGAAGAATTAGATACAGAAATCATATGTATTTTATTTTCTTTTCCTTCAAGTGTATATTTTTTTTCACAAATAATTTTTGTAGAAACCGCATCAACAAGATATAAATATACAGGTCCAACACCTTGCATAACTAAATCTATATTTGACAGATCATATTTAATTCCGTCGTAAGGAATCGTGCATATATGTTGATGATCAGATGATGTTAAAGTAACACATCCATTCCATAAAACTACTTTAGAATGGGCAGTATCACCTTTTTCGCCTTTATCACCCTTTTCGCCTTGATCACCTTTTTCGCCTTTATCACCTTTATCACCCTTATCTCCCTTCTCACCTTTTTCGCCTTTTTCTCCATCAACACCTTCAAGTCCCTGTTCACCTTCAAATCCTCTTTCACCTCTATCTCCCTTTTCACCTCGTTCTCCTTTTTCTCCCTGAATACCTCTGTCTCCTCTTTCACCTTGAATACCTTTTTCTCCTCTTTCACCGATTCCTCTTTCGCCCTGAATACCTTGTTTTCCTTGTTCACCTCTTTCTCCTTTTTCACCTCTAACACCTTGCTCTCCCTTTTCACCTCGTTCTCCTTGAATACCTAAATACCCTCTTTCTCCCTGAAAACCTTGATCACCTTTTTCTCCCTGAATACCTTGTTTTCCTTGTTTTCCCTGATCTCCCTTTTCTCCCTTTTCTCCCTGACATCCCTTATCACCCTTTTCTCCTTTATCTCCCTTTTCTCCCTTATCTCCCTGATCACCTTTACCTCTTTCTCCTTGTTCTCCCTGATCACCTTTATCTCCCTTTTCTCCCTTATCTCCCTGATCACCTTTACCTCTTTCTCCTTGTTCTCCCTTATCTCCCTGATCTCCTTTCTCCCCCTTTTCTCCCTGATCTCCTTTTTCCCCCTTTTCTCCCTGATCTCCTTTATCTCCTATTTCTCCCTTATCTCCTTGATCACCCTTTTCTCCCTTATCTCCTTGATCACCTTTACCTCTTTCTCCTTGTTCTCCCTGATCACCTTTTTCTCCTTTTTCACCCTGATCTCCCTTTTCTCCCTTATCTCCCTGATCACCTTTGCCTCGTTCTCCTTGTTCTCCCTGATCTCCTTTTTCACCCTTTTCTCCTTGAACACCCTGATCTCCTTTTTCACCCTGATCACCTTTTTCTCCCCGTTCTCCTTGAATACCTAAATCACCCCTTTCGCCTTTTTCACCCTGATCTCCTTTTTCACCCTGATCTCCTTTTTCTCCCCGTTCTCCTTGAATACCTAAATCACCCTTTTCTCCTTGAACACCCTGATCTCCTTTTTCACCCTGATCACCTTTTTCCCCCCGTTCTCCTTGAATACCTAAATCACCCCTTTCGCCTTTTTCACCCTGATCTCCTTTTTCACCCTGATCTCCTTTTTCTCCTCGTTCTCCTTGTTCTCCCTGATCACCCTTTTCTCCTTTTTCACCTTGATCTCCCTTTTCACCCTGATCACCTTTTTCTCCTCGTTCTCCTTGAATACCTAAATCGCCTTTTTCGCCTTTTTCTCCTTGAATACCTTGAATACCTTGTTTTCCTTCTTCACCTTGTTCTCCTTGAGGACCTTTATCTCCTTTTTCTCCTTTATCTCCTTGAACACCTTGCCTACCTTGAATACCTCTATCACCTTGTTCTCCTTGAAATCCTTGTTTTCCCTGAAGTCCCTGATCACCTTGATCACCCTTAAAACCTTGTTTTCCTTGAATACCTTGTTCTCCTTGTTCTCCTTTAGAACCTTGTTCTCCTTTAGGACCTTTATCCCCTTGATCACCCTTAGGACCTTTATCTCCTTTATCACCCTTAGGACCTTGATAACCTTCTTTAATATCTCCTTTATTCGTTTTTTCTTGTACATTATCTTGTACATTATCTTGTAAATCCGTATTCTTTTCCTGTTCTATAAAATTACTTTCAGAATTTATTATAGAAGTAATATTATCTGGTTCAATAACTTTATTTGCAATAGCATTCTCGTTCAAAAGTTTTGTATTAGGTAACCTCATTTTGGGTGCCATATTTTTGAAAACTTCTTTTGTAGTTTTAAATAACTTTATCACAAAAAATTATTATAATAAATTTTTATTATTATATTAAAAAGCTAGCTTAAAACGGTGATCTGAATGTTATAAATGTCAAAAATCATGGAAAATAAACAAATGATTCATATTGCATCTGAAATTATTGTTCTTGGAGGTCTTATTTATTATTTTAACCAAAAAAATAAAAAACTATTGTCTCATATTCAAGATTTATCTCGCAAAATTGAAGATCAAGAAGGAATTCTTCAAAAACATGAAGAAATAATAAGAAAAATGTCTGAATTTATTAATCAACAAAAAAATACATCTATAGAAAAAACAAAAAAAACACCCGTTAAAGAAATTCGTACTAAAAAATCAGAACCAATTAAAGTTTCTTTTAAACAAAATCCTTCTCCAATAAAAAATAAAATTACCCAACGTGTTGAAGAAATATCTTCTTCTGAAGAAGAAGAAGAAGAAAGTGACTTGGATGCAGAACTAGAGGAAGAACTACAAGAATTAGAAATAGAAGAAATAGAAATAGAAAAACTAAGTTTAAAAAAAAAAAATTAGTAAATAAAGATTTAATATTATTTTCAGAAACAAAATGTCAAAAAAATATGAATATGTTTACCCAATTCCTAGATTATACGATTTGGCTCCAAAGTTTTGTGAACGAGCCAATTATATTCCACACACAACCCCAAAGAATGCAAATCGTTATGAATGGCATAATACCTATATTAGACAATTAATAGATATATATAATATTATTAAAGAAGTTATAAATGAACGTTATCCACATAACAAAATTAAATGGGATACTAATGAAAAAATTTTTCATAATTTATCACGTTGCATGTATCATTGTTCTAGTAAAAATTTAATCTAAAAATGTAATTACTCTTTATTAAAAAGATGGGAAAATCAGTTAAAGAAAAACCAAAAATTAAAGATAAATTTCATTCAGATCATTATAGTTTTGAAGAAGAAATACTAAAAGACGAGTTTTATGAAAATGATCTTGATGAAAAATTCAAAAAAGAAATATCTAATTTATATATGGCTGAAACATCAATGATTATTCGTGATAAAATACTTCAATATACTGATACTAATTTTTATCCATTATGTGAATATTTAAATATTGATAATGTTGAAAATTACATAAATTGGTTACTTTCATAATTTTAATACTATTAACTAAGTATTAAAATATAACGAAACAATATTTATTTAGTTTGGTACACCTAAACAATCAGAAACCTTTGTTCGCCAGTGTGTAAGAGTTTTAATAGGTTTATGTTTCTCTGGCTCTGGTAGCGCATCTCTCAATAATCCTTCAACATCTCTAGGATCTTTTTTTTTTTCTGAAATAGGAGTTGCATCTTTTAGCTTGGCTCTAACTTTTTCTTTTTTAGGTTGTTCTTTTTTAGCTTTTTCTTTAGGTTCTTTCATAGCTTCTTCTAGACGTCTTTGATGCTCTTTAGAAATACTTGGTGGTAGCGGAGGTGTTTCTGGAGGAGGCTCTTCAGGAGTTCGAGGATCGTCGTTAAGTGGTTTTGGAGTATGTAAAGATGAGTCGGCACTTAATTTTTGCTTTAACGCTTTAATGGCATCATGACTACCAATTATTTTTTTTCCATCTATTTCAATTTCTGTAAAAGAATCACTATTGTCATTAACACATTTTCCTTCACCCGTTTCATCAATACGACAAAATTGTTTAGAATCTTTACACCATTCTGGTGATTTGCATTTTTTAATCTCCTTTTCTAATTCTTTTTTTAATTCTTTTTCTAATTCTTTTTGTAATTCTTTTTCTAATAATTTTTTAGCTTCTTCCTCTTTCTTCTTTCTCTCTATTTCTTGTTTGCGATTTCTCTCATCCTCTTTCTTCTTTCTCTCTATTTCTTGTTTGCGATTTCTCTCATCCTCTTTCTTCTTTCTCTCTATTTCTTGTTTGCGATTTCTCTCATCCTCAGACTCATCCTGTTCAGACTCCTGCTCTTCAGACTCCTCCTCTTCAGACTCCTCTTCAGACTCTTCTTCAGACTCTTCTTCAGACTCCTCTTCAGACTCCTCTTCAAACTCCTCAAGTTTTCGTTGCTCCTCAAGTTTTCGTTGCTCCTCAAGTTTTCGTTGCTCCTCAAGTTTTCGTTGCTCAAGTTTTCGTTGCTCAAGTTTTCGTTGCTCAAGTTTTCGTTGCTCCTCAAGTTTTCGTTGCTCAAGTTTTCGTTGCTCCTCCTCAAGTTGCTCCTCAAGTTTTCGTTGCTCAAGTTTTCGTTGCTCAAGTTTTCGTTGCTCCTCCTCAAGTTGCTCCTCAAGTTTTCGTTGCTCTTCAAGTTTTGCTTGTTTGTCAAGTTTTGCTTGTTTATCAAAAGATGAGGGTGTTCTTATATAACTTTTTGGGGAAGGTTTTTTACCCAAAGGAACACTAGGAACTTTTAGTTCAGAATCTGATGTTCCTTCGGAATCTGAACTAAGATCAGATTCTGATTGAATACCAAATAGGTCTTTAGTAGATGGTCTTTTTAAAGCCTCTAAAGCAGCTTGAAGTTTTTTAATATTTTTTTTACTAGAAATTGTTTGTTTCAGATCTGAAACATAATTATAATTACCCTTTTTGTCTTCAACCATTTTAGTTGCTAAATCAGTTGAAATACACACTCCTTCACCATTAGGATAATTTTCAACACTTGCATCGCAAACTAAACCAGAACTACACTTCCAATCTGGAGATTTACATTTTTCAGTTGAAGACAAGTATTTAGTTAACATTTCTCTTGTTTTTCCAGCATCTACAATTCCTAATTTTTTATATAATTCTTTTAACTTTTGCATACTCATATCTTTATAATTTTTACTAGAAGATGGTGTTTCTTCTTCAGATTCACTACTCAATGTTTCAGTTTTGGAAGAAGCAACACTAGATGTTTTTTTACTACTCAATGTTTGACTTGATGACGTTGTTTTGGAAGAACTAGCACTAGATGTTTTTAAAGCGTCTAAAGCGGCTTGAAGTTTTTTAAGATTTGTTGGCATAGAAATTGTTTGACTTGAAACATATTGATGATTCTTTTTGTTAACCATTTTATTTGCTAAATCTCTTGAAATACACACTCCTTCGCCGTTAGGAAAATCTTTGACACTTGCGTCACAAACTAAATCAGAACTACACTTCCAATCTGGAGATTTGCATTTTTCAGTTGAAGACAAATATTCAGTTAAAACGTCTTTTGTTTTTCCAGTACCCATCATTTTTAATTCGTTATATAACTTCGTTAACTCAGCAACATTCATATCTTTATAATTTTTCGTAGAAGATGTTGCTAATGGTTCTTCCTCTTCAGATTCACACGCACATGCGTCTAAAGCTTCTGCAAGCATTTGTTTTGTCATAGATGATGTATATTTTATATTTTTAGCATTACACATTTTTCTTAAAGCATCAAGCGAATAAGATGATACTAAATCTTTTACAGATGGAAGAGTATGCATATTTGGAAGACAAAGTGGATTTTCTGAACTATTTGTCACAACACATGGCTTTCGTACTTTTTTATGCGAAGGAGTAGGCGAAGGAGTAGGCGAAGGAGTAGGTGAAGGAGTAGGTGAAGGAGTAGGCGATGAACCTGTATAAGTTCCGTTTAAAACAGCAGCTGCTATTCTATCGCAAATATCTTTTTTGTTTCCATTTGTAGAAACTTTACATTTTTTTGCCAATGCAATAATTTCTGGTTTTTTATAAGATGTACATTTAGGTTTAGAAGAAGTCGGAGAAGGCTTCGGAGAAGCCCCTTTATAAGTTCCGTTTAAAACAGCTTCTGCTATTCTAGCACAAACTTGCTTTTTATTTCCATCTGTAGAAACTCCACATTTTGACGCTAACATTTCAATTTCGGTTCTATTATATTTTTCACAATCATTTGCACGTCTTGTATCACATTCAGGAGTTTCCAACTGAAAGTTTCCAGAACTAATTTTTTCTGCAATTTCTTTACAAAGTGTAGGGCGACTTTTTTTACCAACATCAATACCACATTTTGTGGCTAATTCTTTAATATCACTCGCATTATACATTGCTGATCCGGAACAGTATTTTAATGATTCGTCTGTGTTAATACCACATCCTACTTTTGGAAGTTTTGACATTTATTTCTATGCCACATTTTATTTTAATTCATTTTGTATCAAAAATATTTTAAATATAAAAATTAATTTTTAAATTTTAATAAGAAAATTAACTTTGTAATCTGTTATTTTATCTTTCATTTTTCCTTTTTGATTTCCAACTAACCTACAACCTTTATTTGAAACAAAATCAAAATTTTTATGAACATGACCGCATATCCATGTTTGAACAAAATTTATATCGAGTAAATAATCTAAATCGGTTGCATATATAGAATGAAATTTTTTTTTCTTTGCACATGCATTTTCAAGAACTTTTTTTGTAGGTGGATAATGTGTTATAATTATTAATTTATGATTATTTTTTTTGCAAAAAAACATCATTTTTTTTAAATACTCAACTTCTTTTTCATGTTTTTCTTGGTATTCTTTTGTACGAAAACCATTAATTCTTACTATAAAAGGTGGTATTTGACCTTCTGGTTTACTCCATAAAGTGCAACCTGCAAAACAAATATTATCAATAAGAACGCTAGAGCAATTAAGTATTTTAAGATTTGATATTGAATTTTCTAACGCCCTCATCCTTTTTTCTAATACTTCCCAACTTAAATGATCACGATACGGTACAGTGTACCATTCGTGATTTCCAGGTACATACAAAACAAGTTGAAAAAAAGAACATAAGTTTTTTAAAAACTCTGATAATTGTTCAATTTTGTAAAACGAACCAATATCACCAGCAAGAATAAGAATGTCTGCCGAAGGAGTAATAAAATCCAAAGGATTTGGAACATCATTATTTTTATACTCAATATGTAAATCAGATGCTATTTGTACGGTGACCATCTTAATTTTAAAAATATTTCTTTTAATTTATAATAAATTTCATTTTTAATTTGAATTAAAATTAAAAATGAGAGATAAGTTTGTTTTTTATTCAAAAAGCGCTGATAAAAAAGCTGGATTTGGTACAGGTGAAGAAAAAAATACAAAGATTCAATACTCTGACTTAGAAAAAATCAAAGATTGGAGAAAAGTCTTGTCTAATTTTTATATTAGCCCATTTATTCTGGATGATAATATTTGGAATTCGGTGGAACATCTTTTTCACGCAGTAAAATTTCGTAATGGAAAAAAATCAAGTAAAGAATATGACTTTTATAAAACATTTACTTTAGATAGCAAAAGTCCTTGGTGTGAGGATGCATTTTTAGCAAAACAAGCCGGTAAAGCTGGTAGAGTATCTGAAATAACAGGTAAAACATTTCGTAAGAAAATAGGAGGTATAAATATACCTGAAGATATTAAAATGAGACAAGACTTTTATACAGCTGGTATACCAGAAAAACTTCAAAAAATTGCATTTTTAGCAAAATTTACACAAAATCCAGAATTAAAACATATTTTATTAGCTACAAAAGATGCAGAACTCTGGCATTTCACTGGAATAGGTATTATATTAATGGAAGAATTAATGATAGTTAGAGATTGTATAAAAAAATATGATAATGTTTATGATTTGGCAATTGTTTCAATTTTTCCATCTGATACTATTAGTAAAATGATATAATTATGTATCAATATCTGGAATATCAAGATCTATATTTGGACCTTTCATTTTTCTTTTACGTTGAGCAGGTGCAGCCCCTTGTGCTGGAGAAGCATTCATGCTATTAACCATTCCTAAAATATTCGCACCTGTCTTTTTCATGATCATTTTAGAAATAACAAAGAACGCTGCGTTCATAATAATCATAAAAAGCAAACGCAATTCTACAGGCCATTTGCTTCCTGATGGAACATAACTTTTTTCTCCTAACTCAATAAGCAATTTCTCATAAGAGTTCATAGACAAAATTTGTTGCTGAGTAAAACCCTGCATATCAAAACCCAAAAAGTTTCCAAAAATAAACTCACAACCCATAAAACCATAAACTATATATGTTTTATAATTATCAACAGATGAATCTAAAGAAAGCCTACGTACGCTATCACCATAAGATTTTTGCATTGTTCTAATATCAGTATGAATAGTGTATTCTGGAATAATAGACGATGGATAAGATTTGCGAAGAAGATCAAATTTAAATAACAATTCACGTTTAGAATCTTCTTCTTCTTGCTCATTCATTGTCGTTCTATTGATATCTCTCAATTCTTTTTTTGGAACATATCCTCCTTGTTTTTCTAATTCAGATAATGTTGGTGCTGAACTATTATTTCTTTGTTTGTAAGAAATACTATGACCTTTAGAATCTCTATGACGACTATATTTATCTTTATTTGATCGGTTAGACGATCTGTTAGACGATTTATCAAAACTTATATCGCTTGCACTGTCATCATTTAATAATTCTTTTAATCTTACAGATAAATCTTCTGAATCAGCTGAAGAAGAATTATCTTTATCTTTATCTTTATCTTTATCCAAACCGGAGATTTCGCTATCTGAATCCGAATACTTTTCATCAATTTTTTTTATATCATCTTCGCTGCTATCATTATCAAGATCTTTAATTTTGCTTTTATCTTTGCTTTTATCTTTGCTTTTATCTTTACTTTTATCTTTGCTTTTATCTTTACGTTTGTTTTTACTTTTATCTTTATAAGAATCGTCTGAATCTTCTGAATCAGTGTCAGGAGGGTGATAACTAAATTCGCTTTCATTATCTTTTGTTTTTTTACTAAATTCGGGTGAATTTTTTTCTAAAACTGGAGGAACGTATTCTTTATTGATTAAATCTTGTTTAATTTTAGCTTTATTTTCTATCAACTCCAGATAAAGTCTTGGCATCCTTGGAAAAATTTGAGGTCTATCAATTGGTAACCGTCTCAAAGGTACTTTGATTACTCTAATTTGTTGATGTTTCTTTCCCATTTTTAGATGAACAAGAGACCACTTTAAATACCATTAGTTCTTAAAAATTAAATTGAAATTTTATTAAAAAAAACTTTTTTTAATAAAATGATTTCAGATGTTACTGAGAATAATACAATAAACAATTCTAAAGAAAATTTTAAAGAAAATTTTAAAGAAAATTTTAAAGAAAATAATAATGAAATTTCTATTTTTTTTGAAAACGTCGCAGAAAGTTTAATGTCCCTTCCATCTTTTTCAACAAATTCTGATACAGATACACAAATAAGTAGTGCAGAACTTCGGGAAATTCAAGAATTTGTAGAATTTTGTCATGAAAAATCAAATACTTTTGATAAATCTAATTCAGAAGAGATTTTTAAATAATTCTTTTAAATAATTCTTTTTAATAAAAAATGGTAAATCCCCGAAATATGCCATGTAACAAACCTCAAAAATCTTGGAAACCTTCTAAAAAAAAGGTTGTTAGAGCTTGTTCTGGAGGTAGAGAAAAAATTATACATTTTGGAGCAACCGGTTATGGAAACAACTATAGTGATGCAGCCCGTAAAAGTTTCAGAGCAAGACATAGGTGCTCTACAGCAAATGATAAATTAACAGCTAGATATTGGGCTTGCAAAAATTTATGGACAAAAGGAGGATCAGTAACAAGTTGTCCAAAAGGACGAAGATGCAAAGGTGTGTCACGTAGTTACTCTCCTAAACGTAAGTCACGTAGTAAACGTAAGTCACGTAGTAAACGTAAGTCTCCTAAACGTAAGTCACGTAGTAAACGTAAGTCACGTAGTAAACGTAAGTCACGTAGTAAACGTAAGTCACGTAGTAAACGTAAGTCACGTAGTAAACGTAAGTCACGTAGTAAACGTAAGTCACGTAGTAAACGTAAGTCTCGTAGTAAACGTAAGTCTCCTAAACGTAAGTCACGTAGTAGACGTAAGTCTTAATCAAATGTAAATTGAATTATAAAATTGAATTATAAATAAAAATTTTAACTGAATTTTAATCAAATGAACTTTTATCAAATTGAAGCTGTTATCTTAGATATTATTAAAAATAAAGATAAAGTTTTAGACAAAGAAATAATTTCAGAACTTGAAAAACTAAAAGATAAAGATCCAGATTCACAATATTTGCTTGGTCTAATATACGATTATGGCATTGGAGTTGAAAAAGATGAAAATATAGCTTATCAATTTTACTGGGAAGCCACAAAAAAAGGTCATTCGGCAGCTCAACGAATTATGGGCAATAAGCGTATTGAAAAAGAAATAATTGGTGCCGAAGAAATACCTAGATATAATATGTTTTCTGTAAAAAAACGAAAAATTACTGATTAAAAAGGTAAATTTAATAATATTCTATTAGAATATTATTTAAAAAGTTTCAATCATTAGTTTAGTTTCAATCCTTTGTAATTTTTTTTATAAAATTGATATTAAATAACAAAAAATATTATTAATATAAGACGATGCCAAACATTCAAATACCTTATGAAGACAATGTTCTTGAAGAAGATATTTTATATAAAGATTATGACGTATGTATATTGAAACCAAATGTAAAAAAAGGTATTTTAATATTTTCTAATATATCAAACATAAATATACATAAAGAAGGATTAAAAACAGGTGAACAATTAAAAAAAGATGGAATTGATTTTGGTCGTTCTATGATTCATAATTATAGTTTTTTTAGGGCTCCAACATTTTTGCGTTCTATTAATCGTGATTCTATTAAATCTGAAATAGAAAGTTTTTTTGAACCAAATATAGCATTTTCTTCTCCTTTAAAAGTCTGGATACGAATTGATCCAAAACAAACATTTGTCTATTCAAGTGAAATTAGAGCAAAATTTTCACCTCCATTTCGTTTTGGAACGTCTGAATATTTAGACAACTTAGAGAGAGAAGTCTTAAAATCTAGAAAATCAATGATTGAATATTTTCAAATTGTACAAGAAAATTCTCTTGTATTAGTCAATGAAAATATGAGAGTCTATTATAATTTGTTTAGTTCTAGTCTACAAATGTTTCCAAATACTTTTAATCCAAATTATCCATGGGATAATGAAAATATAAATACAAATAGCGAAGTTTTAGTTAGAGTTAATAATTTGACTCCAAACTTTTTTGTAAACTAATTTATTAACATATTTATTTTTTGATTATTTCTTATTTTAATTTTAAAATAAGAAAACTCGTTACATTCTTACAAATATATAAGTATTTTCCTCTGTTTTTTTTATTCCATCTTTTACTTGGTCTCCGGAGGAGTCTTGATTCTTTTTTATACCAGGTCTTTTACTATTTGACATTGTAAATACCAAATTATCACTCAACTTCCAGTTATTTTCTTCGTGAATTTTAATTATATCATCAAGTAAATTATATTTCTTATCTGTTTTAAAATTTTTAACACTCCATGCACTATATTTAACACGAGAGAGTACATTTATGATTACGGGTTTAAGAAAATGTTCAATCCAATTCTCATAACTGCCGTAATTCAATGATTGTGTTTCTTCATTTGAATATATTTCCAAATTAAAATAGGGAGGACTTGTAAGTGCCAAATCAAATTTTTCAGACAATGGAATATCTTCAAATAAGGCAATCTCGGCTGGTTTATTAATTAATTGCACATTTTGTAAATGTAATGTTTTCTTTATTTTACAAAGACCATCATATGTTTTTTTACACGGTTCTATACCAACATATCTTACATCTTTATCTAATGAACTTGCTCCTAACATTCTTCCACCCCAACCAACTGAAATGTCTAAAACACTAGATATGTCTTCTAATTGAGAAACTACAATTTTTGCTAATATAGGCCGATATATTGTAATTTTACCAAGACCATTTGTAAAAGATAAAGATCTTATAATTTCGCTAATGTAAGGTGTTGAGTGATATTTTCTATTGAAAGATAAAGCTTTTTCTAAATTTTTCTTAGTCCATAAAGATCTAACAGATACATTTTTGTAATTTTCAACATCATAGAAATGGGGCATATACTTTTTAATAATTTTTATTCCGGTAATAGATGTTGCATTTACAGACATTACATCGGTCTCTATTTTTTTTTTCTTCAAGTTGTTCCAGTCCTTCAAAAGAACATCATCAGTAATGTTTTCATGTTCATTTATAAAGCCAATTGATTCTAATTCTGAAGCCAAAAGTGGTAAAATTTGTTCAAAATCAGAATCAGACAAATTTCTAAGTGAATTCTTCTTTCCAATATAGAGTTTGATATTGGTCATTTGTTTAGTTTATGTTTAAGTTTAAGTTGTTAATCAATTTTATTTAAAGAATTTAATTTAAAGAATTTCATTTAAACCTTGAGTTCAATCGGAATCAATAAATAGATTATGCATTTCAACAATCCATTCTGGAGTAGGACGACCTGCTATTTTTCCTTTCCAAGAATGTATGTTCATTTTTCCAAAAAAATAATATTGACGATATGCTTCTATACTGTCTTTGTCTTTATACATGTCTGGCATTGCTTGTCGTGGTTGTGTAAACTCTAAATCTGGCAAATTTGGAACGTGTTGAGATAAATCTTCTATATAAGCTTGACATTTGTGTATTTTTCCGTATCGGTAAGTGTATTCTTTACAAAGTTCTTTACCGAGTTCACACAACCATTTATAATTTTCTTTTGATTCTCGTGTCCATATAGAAGAGGGATGATTTTTGTGTGTAAGTTTGTAACAAGGTGTATAAATAGAAGGATTGTTTTCATTTGCCATATGATGAGCTGAACAAAGAAGCTGTGTTGTTTCTAATATCATTTTTACGACATGTTTATCTATATGCATCTCCGCGCATATTTGAGGTAAAATATGAAGAAAGAAAATGTTCATTCTTATTTTTTATTTTATTTTTGAATAAAAAATCAATTTTCTATTATAGTTTAGTTTTTAAGTCACAATTATTTAGACAAGTTCGTATATTTGCAAAAATCTACCATTACATATTTGTCATAATTATTTTTATCGTATTTCGTTTATTTTATCAAAATCCACGTGTCCAGCAAAATGTATAAAATAATTTTGGTTAAAAAAACAATTCAAACTAATATTTTCAATATTATCCATTTTAGTTAAACCCCATACAGCATTAAATTTATTATCTATAACTTTATATAACTTATTTTTTTGAATTTCGTATCCTATACAAGATTGTTCAAAATGAAATCCTCTATAATGTGATATACTTTGTAATATATATTTATTATATATATATTGTAAAAAATTCTTGTGTATTTTTGGTTGCATTACTAGAACACCAGAATTGAAAACCATATCAGTTTGAATATCAAAACCACATAATTTATAATAATCAACAGCACTCGTTTCCCAACCCATATTTTGTTGTATTTTTAACCTTCTTTCTTTAGAAGGTTGAGAATATTCATCAATTATTCCAATACAATCATGATAATCTATATAATTATGAATTGAAGGAGAATTAATATTAATTAAAATATCAGCATCTATAAATATAATAAAATCATAATCATTTGACCATTCTTGGTTACATACCAATATTTTATTAAATGAAATCGTAGATGAATTTTTTATGTTTTTATCTAAAAAATCTGTAATAACTTTAAAATCATAACAATGTTTTTTAGCATAATTATAATGGCTTTGATAAAAAAGGTTATTATATTCTGCTAAATATTTTTCACCAATAGCAATTGTCACTAAAATAACTTTCATTTAAATATTATTTAAGTATATATTTAAATAATAATAATATTCATTTTTCTATAATAAGGTTATCTCTAGTTAAGATACGAATTATATTTTTGCTGATTTAATAGTATAACAAATATACTCAAAAATATGTATCAAAAAACAGTTATCTTTCTCCCCCTGATTAGGTTCTTTTTCACTTCTTTTAGATTGCAGACAGTTTGTATTTTAACTAAAAATGAAATGATAAGAATTATATTATTTTATATTTTGCAGATTGTACACTTTCAGAGTCGCTTTCAGGGTTTTCTCTTTCCAATTTTTCCATACGACAAAGTTTGTCTAACCGGATAATCTTTTTTCGATTTTTTCAAATTTTCCAATCTTTGGAATCTTTGGAATCTTCTCCTATATTCTTCGTATTCTTTCATATTCCATTCAGTTTGTATTTTAATCTTATCTGGTTCTGAATCTTGTATACATTCTGTATTTTCATCGAACTTCCAACACTTATTGCCCTCCTTATCACCATCACATATAGCTATTCGAATTATTTCTTGGGATTCTGGTTCCTCCTTCATACATTTATGTTTTAAATGCTCAGAATGAGAAGATAAAATATAAAATATTCTTTGTTTACTATGTATAATATGCAAAATCTGCGATAATTTTACGTATGCAGGATCGCAGTTAAAACTCAATGGACAAAGAATATAAGGTATTGCATCTTGTTCAAAAGTATTAAGCTCATCTGTATCGCAATATTGTATCCTTTTTGAATCTTTAAGCCAAGTTTTTATAAATTTTTTTGGATAAGTGAAAGCTAAATAGTTATAAGCTACAGGGTTTACAGTATTTGGTCTCATGCGTGGGGCTGGTATTAAGAATACAACATTATCTATGTTTTCCAATACTTCATGTACTTTAGCTGAATCATCCATTTCTAACACAGCTGTACACTCTTTTCTAATACCTGCAATCTTCTTTTCGTTTATGGGTATTTTTTCTGGTGCGTTTTCTATTAATTTGATAAAATATTTTACAATAGTTATAGCATAATTCATTATTTTTTTATCAATTTTTTTTTTGCCTTGAATATCTATTTCATAATATGCCTCAAACACTGAGTAAAAATAAACCCTTATATCCTTTATTATGTAGTTTAATTCTGCATTAAGATGATCATCTTCATATTTTACATTTGTGCTAAGAAAATTATTTAAATGATTTACATTTGGATTTAACATATAGAATTTTGTAATGAATAAATCTATCATGTTTTTTAATTTTTTTTCTTCTTTTAGTAATGAATCCGAATACAAATACATTTTTAAAATATTCCTATCTATTATATCATATGCCTTGTCTATTATATCCATCATATTGTTTATTTTTTGTTCTTCCATTTATTTTATTAATATAAAATAAATTAATTTATTTAGCCAATAATCTTTTTTAAAAGGATTTAAACTTAAATAGTGTATAATTATACAACTAATGTATGACGAATACATTGAACTATACAACACCTTATTTAAGTATATTTAAATAATAATATTTAATAAGCTTATCTAGTTAGTCTTCTTCATAATAAATTAAGAGCAGATTTAATTTGTGTTAAATTAATTTAGCGACTGATCCGGTCAACAACAAATTTAGTCTATTTTATTAAGTTATAAATGGACTAATTAAACTGTTTTATGTCGTGCTATATTTCCTCGGTTTAATTCTTCGTCTGGTTTTCTTTTTTGCGATGTTTCTTCTCCTCTCATTTGGTCTAAGAATCTTTCTTTTCTTATATACTTAAGGAATTTTATTCTATTGCATTTTTTTTGTATTTCAATCTTTTCTGGTTCTGTCCCTTGTATGCATCCTGTATTATCATCGAACTTCCAACAGTCATCACCATCACATATAGCTATTTTAAGTATTTCGTAGGATTCTGGTTCCTTCTTCATACATTTATGTTTTAGATGCTCAGAATGAGAAGGTAAAACATAAAATATTCTTTGTTTACTATGTATAATATGCACAATCTCCCATAATTTTATGTATGCAGGCTGGCAGTTAAAATTCAATGGAGAAAGAACATAAGGTGTTTTTTGTTTTAAAAATTGATTATCGGGATCTGTATCGCAATATTTTATCCTTGCAGGTGTATTAAACCAAGATGTTATATAGTTTTTTTTATAAGTGTAAGCTAAATATTTATAATCTACTCCACCTCGTCTCATGTATTCGGCTGGAAGAATAAATATAACACTATCTAGGTCTTCCAATACTTCATGTAATTTTTCTGAATCTTCAGCTTGTATCACATCTATACAAGTTTTATTAACACCTGCAACCATCTTTTCATTCACAGGTATTTTTTCTGGTGCGTTTTATATTAATTTGATAAAATATTTTACACTATTTTTCGTATATTCCATTATTGTTTCTATAATTCTTTGTTTCTCTTGAATTAACTCACTTATTAGTGTTTTTTCATGTATAACATTACCAACATCGTGTACACGCCCAAAAAGATTGAGATTCTCAAACGATAAATCTAAAATAACCTTCATATCTTCTATTATTTCGTTGGTCTCTGTTAATAAATTTTGTAAACCAATGTGTCTTGGATTTAACATATAGAATTCGATAATCCAAAATTCAATATTGTTTTTTAATTCGTTTTCTTCTTGTACGAGTCTTGTTGTTAAAAAACCAAAAATATATTTTTTTTGTTTTTCTTGTTTTTCTTGTTTTTTTTGATTTTTTACAACAAGAAGTGCCTGTTTTATTATAGACTCAATATGATATACTTCTTTTCTGTCCACCATTTAATCTATTTTATTAATATAAAATAAATTAATTTATTTATCTAATGATCATTTTGAAAAGAATTTAAAGTTAAATAGTGTATAATTATACAACTAATGTATGACGAATACATTGAATTATATAACACCTACACACGCAAATATGGATCAAAAACAGCCATCTTTCTGATGGTAGGATCATTTTATGAATTATATGACATTATCAACACTGAAACAGGCGAAACAAAATGTAATGTTCGTGAAATTACAGATATGCTAGGTATACAATTATCAAGTAAGAAAAAAGATTTTGGAAAGAATAATGATGGTTTATTTGCAGGATTCCCAGATTATGCATTACACAAATGGGCAGGGCGTCTAACATCTGCTGGATGGACTGTAATTATCGTAGATCAAGTGAAAGATTCAAAAGGAAAGGTTAAAGAACGAAAAGTATCTCGTATTTTGTCTCCTAGTACTCATATTGAAAATATTCAGAGTAATGAAACACCTTATATTATGACATTTTATTTTCAAGGAGTTGCTAATCAAGCTCCAAACTTTGGTGCAGCTATTCTAGATTTATCAACAGGTACAACTCATACTTATTTAGGAAAAGCAAATGGTAGACCAGATATTTGGACTGCAGATGATTTAGTTCAAATGATAAGTGTCTTTCAACCAAAAGAAATTTTGGTTTATTGGAAAGCTGATATATCAATTGAAGAATCCTATTTTAAAAGAATATTTGGTTTGCAAAATATTCCAATTCATATTCGCAATTTAGATAAAAATTATGTTGATAATTTCTCTATTGATTTGGTTCGTTCAGAGTATTTAAGAAAAATATATTCAATAAAATCTCTCTTACCAGAAAAGGTGTTTTTGGGACTACGTTCAGATTATGAGGAGTTAGCTCTATTATATTTACTGCAATTTATTGAAGAACATTATCCAAGTATATTAAAATCCTTTCATAGAAATGAGCCTTGGATTCCTGATGCAAGATTAATATGCGGTAATCATGCACTAACACAATTGCAAATGACTGCAAACAATCAAAATGAATGTGTAATTGGCTTATTTAACGCAGCCATAACTCCTATGGGAAAAAGAGCTATCAAACTTCGTCTTTTATCACCTTATTCTCAAGCAAATGAAATTCGTGCAAGACTTAATGAAGTGAAAGAATTGATGGAATGGCCAGAAAATACACAAAAAAAATTAGATAGACAGCTTCGTTTTATGTATGATCTTCCAAGACTTCATAGAAAATTACTATGTGGATTAATAACACGTCAAGAAATTGCAGGTCTATTTCAGACATACAACTCTATAGAAAATATTATTCTTCATATTACACCAGACACAATACTAAAACAACCATTTACATTTGAACAATGGACTACCTACATCACATCGTTTAAAGAAAATTTTTCTGAAGAAAAGGCATTGCAGGACTCAAGCGATATAACAGCTTTTAATACATCAAAATATACTGAGATAGGGACAGTTGAAAATAAGATACAAACTGTTCTAAATGAGTTTCAATTGCTTATTAAGGAAATTGCACTAAATGCAGAAGTAAATGAAGACGCACTTCGTTTAGAGTCAAGAGAAAAGGAACCATTCGGTATTAAATGTTCATCCTCTACTTTACAAAAACTAAAGAAAAATAGTAAAAAACTTCCAGATGGAGCTAAAGTAACAGAGTTAAAATCAGGTGGTTGGTTTGATTGCAAACTACTACAAAATCTAAATCAGCAACTTGTTAAACTAAGAGAAGATCTAAAATCTTTAATACATAAATATTTAATTGAAGCCTGTTATAATATATCAGAAGCTGGCGAAAAGATTTGGGTTTTAATGGAAGAATGGGTTCAACATATTGATTGTACACAGTGCATTGTACGAGTTTCAAATAAGCTAGGATTTTCTTGTCCAAATATTGAAGATGTAACAAAAGAATCAGGATCTGGTTTTACAATTCAAAACATTCGTCATCCTTTAGTTGAAGCGACAGCTTCTCGTGTTTCATATGTAACACATGATGTTTCACTTGGTATGAACGGAGTCAAAGGTTGGCTAGTATATGGAATGAATGCAAGCGGAAAATCAACATTAATGAAAGCGACTGGTATTGCCATCCTCCTTGCACAAGCAGGTTGTTTTGTTCCTGCAACAGAAATGATATTAAGACCTTTCAAGGCTATTTATACAAGAATTTTAAATCAAGACAATTTATTTTCTGGTCTATCATCATTTGCAGTAGAAATGTCTGAATTAAGAGATATTTTGGTGAATGCAAATCAAAACACATTGGTTTTGGGTGATGAACTATGTTCCGGAACGGAATCAACATCTGCACAAGCATTAGTATCTGCAGGTATTCAATATTTATCGGAAAAAAATGCTAAATTCATTTTTGCAACTCATTTGCATGATATTCCAAATGTAATTGATGTAAAATCTCTGTGTGTAGAAGTATGGCATCTTCACGTTGATTATGATCCGATTAGTAAAGTATTAAAATACGATAGAAGTTTAAGAAAGGGTTCAGGATCAAGTTTGTACGGTTTAGAAGTGGCAAGAGCTATGGATCTCCCATTTGCTTTTATTGAACAAGCTTTAAAAAATAGGCACGTCATTGATGGTTCAACTGATGTTATCAATGCGAAAAACTCAACTTGGAATTCTAGCATTATTAAAAAACAGTGTGAAAATTGTGGATCACAACTTACTAAGGAATTAGAAGTTCATCACATAAAAGAAAGAAATTCAGCAATTAACGGAATTTTAGAAAATGGAACGCATATGAATAATATGAGAAATTTGATAGTTGTTTGTCAAAAGTGTCACGATAACATTCATAACAATAGTATTGAAATTGGTTCGGTTATACAAACTTCAGAAGGTTCGGTGCGAAGTAACGATGATAGCGATGTTAGTTCTAAATCAAGTGATTCAAAGAAGAATAAAAAAGCAAAATGGTCTGATGAAGATTTAGAAATAATCTACTCCGTTATAGAGAAGTTCAAGACTTCAAGTCTTAAGGCTATAAGAGCATACTTAGAGTCAAAACACCAAATTACTGTGAGCGAAGGTGTTTTGAGCAAAATGCGGAAACGAGAGTATTAGAAAATAATAGTCTAAGACAAGTGTTTATTATTGAAATAATTTGTTGATCTTTCATATCATATTTATTTCTTCTTCTATCTCTTCAACAAACCTTTTCTTAGACAAAAGTATATTAATTGTGTAAATAGCTGTTATTTCTAACACAACCCATTTAATTAGAGCTAAATCTACTTGAGTAATAGATACTAAATTTGTAAAAATAGTTCGCAGATTATTAAACGACCAATATAGAGTGGCAAGAAGTTGCAATTCTCTCTTTGATTTAAAATCAGTAATAAGTTTTTTATCAGGATTATATATATTAAACCCAAGTATAGGCTGTGCAAATTCGCTAACTAGAGTATCAATAACCGAATTGAACACTATAGCAACTACTAATACTGAATATTTCGGTTGTGTGTCTATAACAACTCCTGCAATTGATAAATGACTAGATGGACCAAATGAAAACCAAGTTTTCTCTTCTGCAAAAACAGTTGTAAAAATAAGTGTTATAATCGTTAGCACTGCGGAACCTGCGATACAGAGACTAAGTTGAACTTTTAATTTCATTTATATGTTGTTATGTTGTTATATTGTTATAAACTAATAAAAATACACTGCTACTTTTTTCGAAGTAAAACATTACCATAATTAATACTATGTTTGTATGCAATTTTAGAAATTTCATCCATTTCATCAAATATCGATCTCAACCATTCTGCAATATCTTTCTTACCATGAACACAGGAATGAATAAATATTTTCTGAATAATCCAGGGAAAATCAATTGGTTGATCAAATTCGTATTCTGTTGTAATAGACAACCAGAATTCTTGCATTTCCTCGATAGATCCTCTTTCAATTATTTTCTTTACATCGCTAACTATACTTTTTTCAACCAAATTGCTCATAAAATACACTTTTATATAAATTAAATACAAAATAATTTTCAAAAATATGATTTCAAATTTCTAAGAATTTGCAGGAAAATATTTTTAACCTGATTATTCTATATTGTTCATTTTTTTGAGAAATAATATAAGAGAGAGTCTATTCTCAAACGTCATTTGCTAAAAATAAACTTTAAAATTGATTTTAAACAATTTTATAATATAATTAGAAACAAAATGGCATTCATAAACTCTGAAGTTCAACGTGCCTTTTTTGAAATAATTTGCAAAAGACGTATAAAAAGATTTATGTATGGTGCAAAGTTATATCATCTGGAAATGTTGTTTGATAGATGCCTTAATATAATTTTATGTCATCATCCGCATATTTGGTCTTATGGAACCGGAAATTTACTTGTTGCGCCAAATACTCCTGCAATTATAACAAAGTCAGCTGAACGAGCAACTGAATGGCGGAAGGAATCACTAATCAAACAATATGAAGATCTCAGCCAAGTTATTGGCAACTCATTTGGCTATTTTATCCGATATTCGATTGAATGTCGCAAAAGAATACGAAACGTAAGTAAACTCAAGCAACGTTGCTTAGATTTGGTTCAGACTCTGATAGAACATACAAACAATCGACCGCTTTTACCAGAAATTGATATCAATAAATCAAAAGACGAAGCACTCAGAATAATCGAAATGTTACCCAAAATCTTCGCCAAAGTAAGTTCAGAATTAGATACACCTATAATTGACGTATTTTGGGAAAAATTGGTATATGACATGTATTTACAAATGTTTAGGTATGTTGATGTACCTGTTCCTCCGCTTGCAGATTTAATTTTAAATATTAAAGCTGTATGTCGTAAAGGTCTTTTTAGATATGGCAATCCTTTTATTAAAGCTTTTCATTTAACAGATTCTATACAAACTAGTGAGATTATAATAGAATGCAATCGGAGACCAAGAGTTACAATATTAAGAGAATTTATGTTTGACGACATAGAAACAATATCTCGTCTCGTAATTCCTCCATCTTTCTTATATCCGGATGAGAAAAAAGAATGTGTAATATGTCTAGAAAAAAAAGATGTTCTTGTATGGCCTTGTCACACATCACATGTAACTTGCATCCAGTGTACCATTGAATTATTATGTTTACCGGTTTCTTGTCCATTATGTCGTCAGTCCGTCCGTTTTATATATGGAAAATGGTACCTTGATAATGATGATAATGACAATGTATGGCTATTTGTTCTTCATCATTTGTGGTATGAATGGCATCTTAGAAATGAGAACTAATGTTATAGTTGTGCCTATCATCATCTTATTTAAAAAATAAGATGATATTATTAAGGAGTCAAATTATGTATGAAGACAAAGATGAAGAGATGAAAATAGTATTGGACGAAATATTCCAAACCAATTGTCCCAAATTGGATATTGGGAAAAGGGCTGGCTGGACTTCCTACATAGATTTTATCAAACCAGATGAGTTAGCCGGAGAGAATGTTATGAAAGGAAAAGATGAGACTGGTAGGAATTTTATCGTTTTCAAATCTGAAGTACAAACTAGCGAAAAAAAAATCCGTTTATTTACTATTTTTTTTCAACGGTGGTATGATTCAGATGTAGTATATCACTCTGCTGGACATTACGGAACACATATGTTTTTGACAACTGGAGGCGCCTGCTTAATGCAAATAGAATTGTTACGTGATTTGTTAGTAAATGGAACTGTTAATTTGACAGTAGAAAAAATGGAAAAATGTCGTATTGGATACAGAGATTTCCTTGAATTAGAAAAGATAGATTCAAACTCCATTGACACCATTATATTAGGATGGTCAGATTAACAAATAGATTTAATTTTAAATAAATTCAGTGTGTATTATTGCCAAGTTCGTTAAATATATAATTATATTAAATAAAATATTGGTATATTTACTAAATGGAAGATCAAAATATTTGTGACATACTCATAGAAACATATAATGTTAACAAGTTTGATAATGCTGAAAATGACTTAAAAATTGCTGTATACGAAGAAGCTAAAAAATGTTCTAATGCACCACATGAAATGGAAATATATGCTAAAAAAGAAGATACAATACCTGTAGAAACAAATAAAAGAAATATACTTATGAAACTGATAGAGAATCATTTTGATCCTAATATTCAACAACCAATGCCAAAATTTATCGCTGGTCCAACAACTCTTACAGTTCATAAATCACCAGATGAAAAGAGAATGATTTATATATTCGGAGAGTGGCACTCCGATGTAAAAGATTGTAACATGTTTCAGTATGAAGAGGATGAAAAATGGAACAATGATAACCCAGATAAGATGACAATAGATTATTTTTTGTATGAGCTAATGAAAACAACATCTGCTTATTTAGACATCTACTTTGAATTTCCTGCTTTTCCAAAAGAAAAGTATGGTTATTATGAACATTTAAGTTATGCTAAAATAAACTATCATTTGCATAATTTATTTGAAAAATTTAAAAAATGTATAAACAAAGTAAACAGTAGTCGTTCGTCTGGTGAATGTTCTCTAGCGAGGATTCACTATTTTGACTCTAGACGTATAAATCGTGGGGGATATCTTTTTGGTCTTACTGATATAGACAATTTGGTAGAGATAGTTGATGGTTTGAAAGTAAAATATGGCGATAAAAACTTGGTCAAAGAATATAAAAAACTTGTAAAAACAAATAAAAAGTTTATTGAAATTCTTTATGCATTGTGGAGTGAAGATGAACAAGAGTTTAAAGACTTTTGGATAAAACAGTTAACTGATAACGAACTAAACACTAAAGAGACAAAATCAGGTAAATATCAAGATAGAGGAACTAAAGAAGAAATAGAAATAATGAAGTCAATAAAAGATTTTACGGAAAAAGAAATTGTGAGAAAGGCTATGAGTTTTAGAGATACATATATAGAATTAATAAATACTATTGTCGAAAAATCCGAAGAACCCGAAGAAGGAGGAAACGAAATAACTTTTTATAATGCATTTGAAGATTTTATTGATTGTATAATCAAAACAAGTGCAAGAATATCAGATGTCTACCTTCTAGCCCGTATGTTTAAAGATTTTGACATGACTAAAATGAAAACACATGCTAATCGAGATATTACTGATCAACCTAATAGAGCGTATAATGTAATCATATACGCAGGAAATTCTCACTCTGAGTTTTGCAGACGCTATTTAAAAGAGGTAGCAGGTTTTGAAGAGATTGCAAGCACAGGAACTAATAAAGGAAAAGAAGTAAACTGTATAGATATGAGAACAATACCGCAACCATTCTTTTCTACCTGGACACGGACGTGGACAGACTTATGGGGTAAATATATCGCTGAACAGACTTTCACAATGACACCATTATATTAGGATGGTCAGATTAACAAATAGATTTAATTAGTTTTTGAATTAAAAAATATTATAAGTATAATATTTTATGTCTTATAAACTTATTCAATTAATTTTTTGAGGTTTGTAAAGTTCCATTTCTTCTTTTGTATAAGGAGTGTACAAAGGGAAACCATATTCTTCTAAAGACTTAAGAAACCTATTAACCAGTCTGTAAGGCGGTCTATTTAATTTTGAAATATGAACAATATGTGTTTCAAATTTATTTTGAATTTTATACATTGATTCAGGTAATATTTCAATTACACGGTAAAGTACACTTTGTTTTAATTTAATCACTACTAAATCATTTATACCAAACTTTTTTTTAGGAGGAGGTGCACTATCATAGTCTTTTAATACTTTTTTAGAAAAAGTATTGTTTGACCAATCAATAAGATTAACTTTATATGTTTTATCTTTTGGAATAGGACCAAACTCTTTCCACAAATAATATGAATTGTGACTTTTACCAAAGATTGGTGGTACTTGACCGCTTGGTAAAGGCATTACCGCTTGTTGTCGCATTAATTTTTCTGTATCTGGGTGTAAATAATCTGTTGATACAGTAGTACGCCATCCCGTAAAAAGTCTCATCATATTGTTTAAACCTTTAATTGGTTGTGCAACAACCTCGTGAAGAATGTATTGAGGAAAAATAATCATATGTCCTGGAGGAACAACAAATTTATGACGATATTCGCTAATAGCATCTATATTTTCCGCACTAATCGTTGCAAATCCTTCTTTTAATTCTCGTTGCTTAACATTAAGGTGTGATCCAGGAATACAAGAAAAATATTGATCTGTCGTGTCTAAATTTAACCATCCGCCAAAAACTTCATCATTTTCTTTAATATATTTAGCAGGCATAACATCTCTATGCCATGATTCAGCAATTGGTTTTTGACTAACTATACGATACATCATTCTATCAAAAAGTATTTGTAATTTAGTCTCTGATTGAAGTTTTTTATCAGCGTAAGAATTTATTAATTTTTTAAACAAAGGTTTTGCAGCTATCTGACATTTTTTGCGTAGATTGCGAACCAATTCATTATGAAAAGAAGAAGGATTTCCTAAAGCTGCAAAACCGCCAAGAACATACACAAGAGTGTTACCAGAAATATCTTCATCCGGATTATCAGGATTCCTGTTGTATTCTGGAAAATTCCTTAACGTATCAATAAATTCATCTCTAACAATTGGAATATCTTTTAAAGGTATAACTGGTACTGTAACAACTCCAAGCCTTTTTAAAGATTCATATCCTTCTAAAATACACCCGTTTTTAAATTTTCTAAAACTTAGTTTATGTTTATTAACTTTTTTTCCATCTGAGTCTACATATTCAATGTTTCCATATTTTTCAGTATTAACAACTAATGAATCAGCAACTGTCTTAATTTCATTGTAATGTTCTAATACTATTTTTGCAATTTCTATTTTTCCATATTTTTGAAACAAACAAAGATAAGATTTATCAATAAAAAAATCTTTTGCCGAAACACTAAGTTTATCAAGAAAATCAACATTTAAACTAGAGCAAAAAGAATCAATGTTTTCTTCATCAGTCATTTATTAAATTAAATTTAATAAATGAAATTTTCAATTTTGTTTTTAAATAAATGGTTCGTAAACCTAAGAATTCTAAACCTAAGAATTCTAAAACTAAGAATTCTAAAACTAAGAATTCTAAAACTAAAACGTATGATATTTTTGACAAAATTAAAGCTGGTATGTTCATATTTTTTTTGATAATAGGAATTTTGTCTTTTCTTTATAGTATGTATTTATTTATAGTTAAACATTTTTATAAAGATGATGATTACTCTATATATAAATCAAAAAATGATTGTGAAAAAGCAAAACCTTTAAGCATTTTTACAAAGCCTATTTGGCTTAATAATGAATGTAATGCAGATACAAATCCTTTGACAGATCCATTTTTTGTTATACATGTTAGTTTATTTTGCTTTTTATTGTGTGGTGCTCTAAGTGGTGCTCTTACTCCGTTTTTTCTTTTATAGTCATTTTAGTTTTCTTGTAATTCATCTCTCACTGTACGAAATGTGATAGAAATTCGTGTACCACGTTTAATTTTTTTACCATTAATGTTATCATATTTTACTTTTCTTATCTCATGAGTCCATTTAGTGCTTGCATCATCTTTCATAACTGCTAATGATCCAACAGGTAACAAAATATCATAAACTGTGTTTGGATCTACTAATTTATTTTCAGGATGTGGACGAAATGTCATTACATATTCAGAACCAAGAGACAAAGTTGCTATATCACCCGTAAAGTATCCTGTGTGATCACGATGGGCAGCAATACCTTCACCCGGTTCATATTTATTTATTATAATTTGATTTGGTTTTTGTCCAATTAACTTGTGTTTGTATAAAATATCAGATATACATAACAGTTGTGTAGGTGTAGTATAAATTGATTTTTTAAGTGTTTCTCTTGCTTTGTAATCATATTCGTAACCATATTGTCTTGTTTTTCTCTTTAGAGGAGTGTCTTCATCAAAATTATCAACTAATTCATATAATTTATTCTGAGCAAATTCATTCGTTATCAATTGATGAATTTCTAATCCAGGTACTAATTCATTTGTCATTTGTTTTTACAAGTAAAAGTAAAATTAATAAATCAATTTAATTATTATACATATAATAAATGTGTTGCTCAATCAGTTGTTTTATTTCGGCTGTTTTCCTAATTGCAATGATTTACTTTAACATATCAACTTTAAATAGCAAAATTGTGAAAAAATACAAGGAATCTTTATCTTCAGACTTACAAATTGTATACGATAAGATTTCTAAAGAACGTTTATCAATAAGTATGTGTGGATACTCTCTCGGGTTAATTTTTTCTATTATAATAATATTTTACAATACGAGGATTAAACGAAATCGTTTAGGAACTAAATCTTTGGTTTGCATAGTTATTGCAACTAGTTTCTTAACTAATTACTTTTATTATACTCTTTATCCAAAATCGGATTGGATGTTGAATCATTTAAATAGTCCTGAAGAGAATAAAGCTTGGTTAGAGATGTATCACGAAATGAAATACAACTATCACTTAGGATTTGTTCTAGGAATTATTGCAGTTGGAATGTTAGCATTTGCATTCAGATGTTAATTAAATCTTTAAAAGTTTTATATTCATATTCTTCTGGTGTAACTATATACTCACTCCACAAGTCTTTCCATGAAAGTTTAGAAAAAAATGGTGGTATTCTTCTCATATCAATACAGTTTTTTGCGTCAGTGTCATCTTTTCCTGTTCTTGCAATTCTTTTAAATCCATTCTGTTTTAAATATCGTCTGTATATTGTAGAGTGTCCCTCTCCTGCGTATATGATTACATTATACGCTTTATCAGGTTGATCTGTAATATTATTTGCATGTGTTTTTATTTTAGTCATATCAAAATCTTTAAACATACGGGCTAGAAGGTAAACATCTGCAACTGTTGAATTTGTATCAATCATATAGGCATTAAGACTTTTAAAAGCATCAATGATGTTTTTTTCAGATTCAAAAATAGTTGTTACTAATTCTTTAAATTTGTTTCTATACCTTGTAGCCTTTCTTTCAATTTCTTTTTCAGTAAAATCTTTTATTTTTTCCATTATTTGTCTTTCGTTTATACTTGCCAGACTTTCATATGGTCCTGATTTTGTCTCTTTTATGTTTAATTTGGTTCTTAATTCTTTTTTCCAAAAGTCTAAATAATTTTTTTCATCTTTTTCTATTAAGGAATTAAGAATATATTTATATTTTTTTCTAAGCTCTATATATTTGTTTATGTCTTTTGGATAGTTTGTTTGCAAGTAAAAAATCTTCTCTATCAAAACAAAAACATCAGTAGCACCGTCTTTACTGTTAATCATCCTAGAGTCAAAAAAATGAACCCTAGCTAGCTCACAATCACCAGTTGAACGACTACTAGTTGATTTACTAGGTAATTCTATACATTTTTTAAATTTTTTAAATAAATTATCAATATGAGTGTTTGGCGGACCACCACTAAAATATGAATAATATCCACCCATTGTTTTTTCAAAAGCAGCAAATTCAAAGTAGATATCTAGGTAAGCAGTTGTTGTTTTCATTAGCTCATATAAAAAAAAGTCTATTGTCATTTTATCTGGATTTTCTTCATTCCATTTTTCATCCTCTTTATCCTCTTTATCCTGAAACATCTTACAATTTTTTACATCCGTATGAACTTCTCCAAATATATAAACAATTCTTTCTTTATCTAATGATTCATGAACGGTTAGAGTTATTGGACCTGCGATATATTTCGGTTTTGGTTGTTGAATTTTAGGATTAAAATAATTATTTATAAGTTTTTTAAGTATAATTCTTTCATTAGGATTCTTAGGATTCTCATTACAACATTTTATTGCTCTGTCTCTTAGAGCATCTTTTAACTCAATTAATGCACTATCAATCTTATTAACATTATAGGTTTTTATAAGTAAATCACAAATATTGTCTTTCATTTTATTATAAAAATTATTTTTATATAAAAATTTTATTATATAAATGGAAGAAAGACCTCTTGAATACTGGTGTGATATGATGATTAAAACATATAATACATCCATTCTGGATAATTTTCCTCAATCACTTAAAAGTTCTTTAGCCAAACAATGTGTGGAAAGTAAACCAAACCCAAATAGTTACACCGATTTTTTTGGTCTAATAAAGCGAAAAAAAAATAGAAATGTGTTAATGCGACTTATTAATAATTATTTTCGTTCTAAACAGATTGAAACAATTCCAACTATTGATTTTATTGGAGGACCTCACACTCTTACATTGCATTGGAGTGCTGAATATAACAAAATAATATATATTTTTGGTGAAATTCATAGAAATGATGTTTGTGATTATGATAATATGATGCTTGTTGAAAATTATCTTAAAAACCTTTTTAGACGCTCTAGTGCATTTATTGATTTTTTTTTAGAGATTCAAATGTTTACAAAAGGTAAATATGATCGTGATTTTTTTACTACTCTAGGTGTATTTAGACTTTGGGATTTACGAATACAAAATATAAAATGTATAGAGAGTGGTCAACGACAAAAAAATAGAGAGTGTCATAATAGACGTGTTCATTTTGTTGATATCAGATTTATTCCAGTAGATTCAAAAGGCAGACCAGTTATTAATATAAACAGCACTATTACTTTACAGAATTACCTTGAAGATTTTATTAAAAAATATGATTATGCAAAAACTCAAGATGAGCATGAAAAGAACATACTAAAAGACAAGAAATACATTATAGATTCTTTAAAATATATTTTTATGACCAGTTATGATAATAAAGCTACAATAGATTTTATACTTTATGGTAGCTCTGAAACATATAAAGCGTTTTATGAGAAAGAAATAGAAACGCACGAGTTAGTCAATTATGAGTTATCTGAAAGCACTGAAAAAGGCAAAATTCGTGAGTTTGCGGAAGAAGAATTTGAAAAAATACGTGATGAGTTTATCACAATAAGTGACAGAATAAAAAATTATCTTATAAAATATTCTGATGAAAATGGAAAATATGATTTTTATAAATTATCAGATTATGATTGTATTAATTTTATTGATTGTTTATCAAATTTTAAGTATAGAATACGCGATTTTACCGCTATAATGGTAGATATTTATACACTAGCACGTATGTTTAAAGAATTTAAACTAAATAATACTAGAAACACACGGAAAACAGATGAACCAAAAGAACCTCATAATATTATTATGTATGCTGGAAATGCACACTCCGAAAGTGTCAGACGTTTTCTTGATGAGAAGCTTGAATTTGATCTTATAAGTGAATCAAAAGGTGATCCGAAATTTGATTTTTGTGTTGATATACGACAATTTGAACAACCATTTTTTTCATCGTGGCCTCCTAAAAAAATATTAGATCCAATTATATCTGACTTTCAAATCATATTAGAATCAAGAAATGAAATAGATGAAGATGAAACTCAACTTGAAACGTTAATATATGAAGGAGCACTTATATACAAAGGTTCGAACATTAATTTTATGAATATAAAAGATTTGTCAACCGTTTCAATAACTTTTTATTCTAGTGAACTTACAGAATATAATTATTATACATATAATAGCATGTCAAAACCTATAAAATGGAAAAGCTATAATGTTCAATATCAAGGAATAATAAGACAATCAACTAATTTTATTATGCATTCAGATAAGATGGTAAAAAAATATCCGTTTTTAGAAAACTTTAAATATATAGATTATTTTTTTCTTATTGTATTTTTACAAAAAGCATTAGAATCAAAAATAATTTCTGACTCTTCTAATATAATATTAGAAGCTAGAATACCATCTGAGGAATTAAACTCAATAAAAAGTATGATTAAAATTTTAGAACACTATGAGGTAATCGGATTTGAGCAAATGTTTCCGGAAGATTATGAAAAAGTTATGGAAAACTTAGATGTAAATGAAAATAATTATATTCCTATGACAGGAAACGTGAAAACAATTATGTATTTGTTTAGAATACACAGACGCGACTTTAAAGTTGCATATGAACTTCTTGATGAACCTACAACACGTCAAAATTCTTTTTCTGTTACTAGTTCAATAAAAAAATCAAATAAATCCTGATTTTCGTAAAAGACTAGATAAATACAAAAATACACTAAATAAATACGAAAAAAAATACGAAAAATTCGCATTAATACTTTGTCAACGTAAAATGATTATGCGTGAAATTCTTATAAAGGACGATACACAACAACAAATAAATTCAGAACTAGAAACTATGATTAAATTTTTTTTACAGACTGAAAGTGTTGATATAAAATATATGGTTGATACTGTTCAAGGTGAAGAATCTGATTTTAATATGATTTTAGATAAATCTGAACCTAAAGCACAGACATTTGTAAAAGAACATCAAAATTTTTATGATTTGATTGTCTTACAAACATGCCCTGATGAGATGATGGATTTAGAATATATATTTGATATATTAAAAAATGAAGGACATATAATGATAACTAAACTTTATAGTACTCTTGATAGTACTTATAAACTTGAAATTTCAGATTATAGTTCTATAATAGACAAATATACTCGTTTTGGTTAAGCACATTCATAAAGAAGAATTAGAAGATGAAATAAAAAATATATTTCAAATTGCTATTGTATTTCAAAAAGTTCAACCAGATATCATGAATTAAAACAGCTTCTAACACAATGAGTTTGAATGCATAATTCTAAGTATCAAATTAACATTACTCTATTGGTGATAACAATTTTTAATTATTTTGTTTTACATGACAGTAATTTTAATTATATAATTAAAATTAATTAGCAAACCATTCCTTTCTACGAAGGAACGCGTCTTAAATGCCGATCTGTGCGTGCGCCGATGACATCCATATCATCTCCATTACTCTTGAATATAGGACGACAAGCTGGATCATATATATATAATTTTTTTATACCAAGTATATAACCTATCATAATAATAGTGCTTAACTTCAGCCAAGTTTTCTTCTTTATTTTTTTTTCCATTATTAGGTTAAAAATTCTTTCTTCTTCTGTGATTGTTCTTTTTCTTTTTTTTCCTTTTTTAAATGTTGTTGATAATAATTCATTTGCCTCTTGTGATGGTAATCTAGCAGATAATTGTTGAATCATCTCGTCTCTCTTTATTTCATCGGTCATTGTTTCATCATAGGTCGTTCTTACTTCTTCCTTATGTTTATTTGTATCTCTTATATCAATTATATGCAATCCTTCATGACCATACAATGTAGGATCTTCACCTTTATTTGGAGCAAGAGAATATGTCCTTTCTAAACTATCACTTGTTAATTCTTTTAATACCCAAATTTCCTTACGTTTCATTACTTGAAATACTTCTCGGTCAGTTTCTTCTTGAATAGCTATAGGTGAAGGATCAGACCAAATTTTATAAAAATTAACTCTTAATTGATATTTAATCAATGAATGAAGTAGATCTAAATTCTCATTGTTTAATTTTATTTTATTCTCATGGGCTTTATTATATGTATCAAATACAGTAAAAAAAGTTTTTGGAATTACCATGTCTAATTCAGAAGTAGTATAAGCCGGTCTAAAACCAAAATCAATTTCTTTTTCCATTGGAGCAGATACAGCAACCATTCCCATAGCAATTATCATAAATACAGAATTTTCAATATACTCTTTTAACTCCTCCTCATTTATTTCTTTTTTAAATTCAAATTTATTGAATTTTTTAATAATTTTTTCAATAATAGTAGGTCTACCTTGTTCTCCTTCAGTTCCATGACCACTTACAAAAAAACAAGCAGTAAGATTAGTATCTGCATTCGTATCTACAGATTGTTCAGTTGGCACTGGAAATAATATTTCAAATATTTGAAATATATCCTCATCTGATAAAAATTCTGTAGATATTTTTTCTAATAATGGTCTATTATTATCTGTTAAAAACTTTTTGAATTTTTCTGGTATATCTGAATGTGTAGGAAGACTACGTTTGCGTTTATTTTTATTTTTTTTGTTATTTTTTTGAGGTTTTTTTGATTTTGTCGTATTTTTTATGTTTTTTTTTTTATTTTTATGAGGTTTTTTTGATTTTGGCGTATTTTTTTTTGATACAGAATATCTATTTTTTAAGTCTAAATTACGACTTCTTAATTTAGGTTTTGATGGTAAACGTTTTTTTATTGGTGATTTACGACGTCTTGATTTTTGTAGAGATCGTGAACGTTTTTTTATCGGTGATTTACGACGTCTTGATTTTTGTAGAGATAGTGAACGTTTTTTTATCGGTGATTTACGACGTCTTGATTTTTGTAGAGATCGTGAACGTTTTTTTATCGGTGATTTACGACGTCTTGATTTTTGTAGAGAACGTGAACGTTTTTTTATCGGTGATTTACGACGTCTTGATTTTCGTAAAGAACTTTTTATCATTTATATAAATACAATAATTTACAAAATCAATTTTTGTAAATAAAAATAATAATTTTAGATACATCTAAACTCGTTCACAACCGCTACGAGAACTTTTATACGACTCGCAATTTCCCGAATAATATTTACTAGCAATTGAATAGTATTTGTAATTTCTAGTGTATATAGTAAATCAGTTGTTTTAATTAATTCATCTATTTCTGAATCATGACAAGGTTGTCCGTATTCACGTAAAAATGTCAAACAATATTTGAGTAAACATTTTACTTGTTTTTGTGCCATTCCGACGTTTAACACATTTTTTAAAAATCCAACATCTAAAAATGCTTCTATTTCATCACGTTTTTTCTGATTTTTTTGACATAATGATAACATACAAACTTTTACATCTTCTATTATGGTGCATAAATTTTCAAAACAGTTTTCTTCTAACTGTTTTTCTATATCTTGCCAATATAGGTCATGCAAAGAATCATAAACAAATTTTTCTATACGTAAGATTTCTTTACGTAATGTTTCTTCATTGTCAATCTCTAATATCTTTTGTGCATTCTTTCCAAAAATTTGAGATGTATGTTTATTAAGAGTGTTTTCAAGTTTTTCAATTGGTTCTTGTATCTCAATTGGTGAAGATACTTTAATTTCAGACAGCAAACGATAAGCATCACGATATGTTCCAGCCAATTTTTGCTTATCAAATCTTTGCCATTCAGTAAAAGATAACATATACTCATTTAATGCATTTACAAATTCAACGCTAGAAGATTCATTTTTAAGATGAGTATTATAAAGATTTTGTGATGCTTTAATTAGAGGCTCGGTAATAGAATTTGTTTCACCAACAACTTCATTCGGAAAGTAATATACTATATAATGAGATAAAAATTGTTTTGTATTAGTACGAGTATATGATGGATTTAGTTTTTGCAACGCTAATAAAGTCTCTCCTATTACATTTGTATTTATCAAACGAGTAGATAAATTGTTAAAACTATCAGTATATGGTTGTATTTTTTCTAAAAATATATTTTCCATTTATTAATACAATTTTATTAATACAATTTTATTAATAAAACGCATTTTTAAGGTACTTCATTTAAGCAGAACTAAATAGAAATCCGCAAGGAGATCCTTTAAATCTATAATTTTGTACACCAGCTGGAATATCTTCTAATTTTTGTTGATTACACAGTCCATCCCATCTTCCAGACGACGTATAAGTAGTAACTTTTACATCGTCTGGTAATGAAATGGATATAGCTGCACAATTGTAACCAGATTTTAAAGCTTTTTGCCAATTTGGAGCTGCATCTAGTGACCAGCAACCTTTTTGTGTTTGATCTCCACTATTATAATTTACAGCATAATTTTTATCCAAATCAATATATTTTCCATCAAGTCCTGTAATCCTAAATAGTTTTTTAGGAGCTGAATCTACATTACAAAGAGGCGGATTACAACCACTTACTTTTGAGCAAGATGGTAGGGGTGTTTTGTCTTTACATGGTCCTTTTTGACAAGTATAATTGTATTTGCCTTTTTCATTATTAAAACATAA